CCGTAGGGAAAAATGGTATAGCTACTGCTTATGTGGGAACTGGCGGGAATGTTACGCTTAGACATATTGGTATGATTAGCGATTCAGCAACATATTTACAAGGCTTTACTGTGGTTTATTTAACAAGGGAGGTGTAAAAATAATGAGTGTAAATGTATATAATAAAACTGAAGATACACTTATTCCCGTGGCAGGTGGCACTGTTTATGCAGACAGCCCTATCGGTAGTATTGTCCCTTATGGTGGCTCACAAACGCCTGCGGGATGGCTTATCTGCGATGGCAGGTCCTTATCTAAAAATGATTATTTTGATTTATTCAAAGTTATTGGTTACAATTTTGGCGGAAGCGATTCAACCTTTAATGTACCTGATTTAAGAGAAGCTGTGCCTGTTGGTATTGGTGAAAATGACACTCAAACGATTGAGGCACACGATGTATATACATTAGGTCAGTTTAAAGATGACCAGTTACAGAAACATGGGCACTCTTTTCAACAAGAGGGTGGTAATCCACCTAGTGGTGTCCCAATTAACTCTAAAATTATATTTGGTGGCAGTCAAACTAGTGCAAAATATAATACTAATGCAATACAATCTACAAGTGTTATAGATGCTCGCACAGGCACTACCACTCACGGCAAACAGCTCGGTGTCAACTACATCATCAAAGTAAAACACACACCTATTCCCGCAGATTTTATGGATGCGGTTGATGATGCTGTGGAAGATGTATATGGTGATATTATTCCAAGTGATGCAAGTGCTAGTAATAAGTTGGTGGCAGAAAGTGATACAAATTCTACTACCTTGACAAGTACAGATAGTCTTGCTTCATGGGCAGGTAATGCTAAAGGTGTAATGACCGCATTTATTACAACATCGTCTAAACCATCAGATATAGGTACACCCTTATCTTCATGGGGAGAAACAATGATATGGTGTATAGGTGACGGTATCAGAAAGACACTATTTGCAGTAGATTATTCAGTTCCACAGCAGGTTATTTATACAAGAAAATATTTTAATGGTTCATTTATAACAGATTGGACTGCAATTAAAGATGGTAATCTCACATCTTCAGTTACACCAGGCTCTACCGCACCTATTACAAGTGGGGGTGTGTATGACGCTTTGGCGCCAGTTGATATTTCTAGTTCCGTTACAGTAGGTTCTGGTATTACAATAAGAGCCAATACTTTACACGTAGTAAAGAGTGGACATACAGTAAGTGTATCATTTATTATTGATAGTATTTCTAATTTAGCTTCTCAATATATAAATATTCTAACGGGACTTCCCGCACCGGTATTAAATCAAGAGCTTTCTAGTATTTGCTTTACTAATAGCAATATATATTATAATGGATATTTCTTTGATAATGGAACGCTCAGAATGTATGAAAGAACTTCTGGTTTCTCACGTGTGCAATTTACTTATATTTGTGTTTAATGGAGCAACAATTATGACTAACAAAAAACCCCAGCTTAGTGCTGGGGTTTTCCTTTATACCAATGTTATACTATTACTACAGCCTTCTTTAATTACACTCAGATTCGTTTGGAACAAAGTGTTGAAATCTATCACTATATTTGACAAACCAAAACGGTGTAATGCTTGACAGTTATGATAACTTTTTTGGTGATACAGAACATGGGTTAACAGTATCTGAGGCAAGTATAACATTACAGGCTTGGGTAAGAAAGGGTGATGTGATTGAATTAAGCACCAACCTTCCTGCGAGCACTGATTGGGCAGATAAATACTTCGTCCAGACAGGACTGCTCTTATACAACAGCAACTATGACTGATATTAAGGCACGGTGAAAAAGCCGTGCCTTTTTTTTATTTTAAATTTCTTTCCGCATTTTTTGCTAAAAAAAAATTCACTTCATAAGATTGCTCTAAGGCTGGGGAAACTGTACGCAGGCGCGTAAGCCCGGTCACTTAACAATGCAGGAGCATAAACATGATTACAGTGGAAGAATTTCTCAAGACCGTAGCAGGCGATACGGAAGAACCTACTGAAACACAGAGGAAGCTGGCACAGAGTCTTTTTGACATGTATGACAAGGACGTACAGGGCCTCAAGGTCACTAACGCCCAGCTCAAGGAAGAAAAGACTAAGGAAGTGGAGAAGTACAGGGCTGAAAAGGCAAAGCTGGAGGAAGCTTCAAAATCCTTCGAGGAGCAGCTCAAGGCTGCCCAGGAACAGATTGCGAAGAACAACCCGGACGATGCAAAGCAGTATTACAACACGCAACTTGCCAACGTCGAAGCAAGCTACAAGGCACAGATTGCCGAAAGGGACAAGGCTCTCAGTGAGAAGCTGGAACTCATTAAGCAGTATGAGCGCAAGGACTTGCTCCGCTCTCAGGAAGTGGAGTTTGACAGGGAAATTCGCAAGACAAGTGCAGACCCGAAGACCTATGACTGGATCAAGACTTTGGTTCTCGGTGACAACGGCGACCGCTTCATGCCACATGAAACGAGCGAAGGCACAATGTTCTGGGCCACTGACAACAGCGGTGAAACAATTTCCAACCGCATAGACAAAATTCTGAACTCGGACGCAGGAAAAAGGTTCTGTACGTTCAACTCTTCAGGAGCCGGAGCGGAAGGCGGCTTCAAGGGCGGAAGCACAGGTCCCAACCCGTTCAAGACAGGGGACATTACGGCCCAGATGGAACTCTACCGTAAGGACCCTGAAAAATACAGGCAGATGCAGGCAGTCGCCAGTATGGAAACAGCCGCAAAAGCCTGACAAAAGGAGACTTAACCTATGGCTTATACAAAAATCAGCGACCTTATCGTACCTGAAATCTTCACAAAGTACATGATTCAGGAAACAGTCAAGAAAAATGCTTTCATCAACTCCGGCATCTGTGCTTCAGACCCGGCAGTAAACATCAGCGAAGGCGGAAAGACAGTAAACGTACCGTTCTTTGAAGCCCTTGATGCAAACGATGAAATCATCACCGAAGACACAGCGACTACAATCAACAACATCAGCGCAAGCAAGGATGTTGCAGCCGTACTCGCACGTACAGTCGGCTTCGGTGCAACAGACCTCTCAAAACTCTTCTCCGGCGCAGACCCGATGAAGGCAATCATCGCACAGCTTGGTACATGGTGGTCAGACAAGCTCACAGAAGTTCTCAAGTCTGTACTTACTGGTATCTTCGGCGTTGCAGCCCTGGCTGAAAACGTTCTTGACAACTCCACACACGACCTCAACGCAAGCGTAATGACTGACGCTATGTACCTCCTTGGCGACAAGTCAGAAAAGATTTCTGCAATCGCAATGCACTCAAAGGTACTTGCAAAGCTCAAGAAGCTTGACATCCTTGACCGCAACACGTTCATGCCGTCAGCACTCACACCGACCTACCAGACATACATGGGCCGCCGCGTAATCGTTGACGACACACTGGCTCCATCATCTGACGTTTACCCAATCTACCTCTTCGGCAACGGAGCAGTCGTATTCAACGAAAACAATGAGCTTGCCTCAATCGAAACAGACCGCGACATCGTTGAACACAAGGACGTTCTCGTTACTAACCGCGTATTCACAATGCACCCTCGCGGAGTAAAGTGGGTCGGTTCTGCCGCAGGCGAAACACCTGTAAACGCAGAGCTCGCAACATCCGCAAACTGGTCACTTGTTGAAAATCCGAAGAACGTCAAGATCGCATGTGTCAAGACACTCGTATCTTAAGGAGACCTGAATGGGATTGACCGCTTTTAACGCCATGCGGAGACGCAAGGCCGCAAAAGCGGCAGAGCTTGGCAAACAGGCTGAACCTGCAAAGAAGGCTGAACCGGAAAAGAAGGAACAGCCAGCAAAGCAGGAGCAGTCTGCAAAGGAAAGCACTGCCGTGAAGGAAGAAAAGGCTGAGCCTGAAAAGAAGGAACAGCCAGTACAAAAGAACAGCAAGAAGCAGGCTCCAAAAGAACCTGCTGAACAGCCGGAAGGCTAAGGCAAAGGATTATGGCGGAAGTAGAGACAAAGACATCAACGTTCAACATTGACCTGATAGTTGAGGACGGCAGGGGCGTGTCCAATGCCAACTCATACGTCTCTACGGAGTACGCCGACGCCTTCGCAAAGAACCGGAATTACGACACCTGGCTCACGCAGTCCAACTACGTGAAGCGGGCTGCCGTAATAAAGGCGATGGATTATGTTGACAACATATTCAACTGGAAGGGAAGGAAGAAGTACCGCGATCAGCCCCTGTGCTTCCCCCGCGTTGACATAATCGACGGTGACGGGTTCGACCGTTCGGGTGAGATTCCTGAAGGACTGAAGAAGGCAGTCTGTGAGGCGGCCTTCTATGTGGTTGACCAGTACACCCTTTTCGGGAAGCAGGACCCGAACGGCCCTCTTGCCAAGGAAAGGAAGAAGGCTGACGTTGCGGAAATAGAGATTGAAAGGAAGTTCTTCACTAAGGACGAGGTTCAGCTCGACTACACAAGTGCGTTTCAGGCTTTGGACAGGTTCCTCAAGGGACTTTACTGGGACGCAAACGACAAGGCCTGTGTGAACCATAGGGCTGTCTGGAGCAACTGATGGCAACTGACTGGAAGAAATTTGCAGATGACATTCGCAAGGGTGTTCTTGAGGAGCTTGGCGGGAAGCGCGGGAATATTACCGTGTCCGTCCCTGACGGAGCATCCACCCGCTCAAAGACGGGCAAGAAGATTCCTGCAACAGTGACGCTCTACAAGGGTACTGCCGTAATGGGCAAGTACAACTCAGAGTTCCCCTCCACTACTGAAACAATCATACAGGCCGGAGATGTTAAGTTCGTCGCTCAGTTTGAAGACCCGTCTTTCATGCCCTCTGAAAAGAAGGACGAGACGATAACGTTCGGCGGGGTAAGCTACAAGATAATTAACGTTGGGCAGGTGGCTCCTGACGGCGAGACCAACGTTGTGTTCGTAATACAGGCTCGAAGGGTTAACTAATGGCCAGGGGCGGCAGTTTCAAGGCCCGTCTAAAGGCCAATACCAAAATCAAAGTAAGAATGAACATCCCTCAGGAGATGAAGGATGTCATCAAAGGTAAGAATACCTCCAAGGGAAAGGACAGCCTTGAGGCTGAAATCAATAAGGCCGTGTCAAAGGCAGTCAAAGAGTCCGGCCTTATGAAAAAGGCTACAGCCGTACTGAACAAGGAAATAGCAAAAAAGAGCGGGGAAGAATCCCGTGCCAAGAAAAGGCGCACTCCCTCAAAACAAAAAGGCCCGCTCGTAACGACAAAGCACATAGACTGGAAAAAATCAAAGAAGGCTTCAGGTCCTGTCTCTGCAACAATGAACCTTGGGGTTACTTCAAGCAAGGCAAAGGACAGGGTGTGGGCGGCCGCAAAGCTCTTCTACCAGATTATAGCGAACACTCCGCTTGACGAGGACTATGAGTACACAAGGAAACCAAAGAAGTCAAAGGAAATAAAGGAGAAGAAGGCCTTTAAGTTCGTAAAGGGCGAGGACGGGCTTATGAAGGTTGTTCCTGTCGCGGTGGCTAAGCCCGTGTACAAGGCGTTGCACAAGGCGGACGACAAGGTTACGAGGAACAACTGGGTGCTGAAAATAACCACAAGAGGCGGTTCCTGCGAGCTCCACTCAGGCTCGCTTGGAATAAACTTTGACCAGCCATCTGATACTGGATGGACTGCCGTTGCAGACCAGATAAGGGCACAGACCGGGCGTTTCATTCCCTTGACTGTGGACATGGAGAACAAAGACCCCTACATAGACGTGCTTGAGTACGGAAGGTACAACTCCACTTCAACAGAAAAGCATCAGGGTGCAATGTACCAGCACGGTACGGTAGGCGGATATTCGGTGCAGGCCCCAAGGGGAATAATGCGCGTGGCCGCGAGCCAGCTCAACAACCTTCAGCTTGACGCGGACAGGGAGAGTGGCGGCGCAATCACTGACAGTATGCTCAGCGCAATCCCGAAGGTAACACTCAAGCTCAATTCAGACAACCTTGCAGATTACTCCCCTGTGAACGAGGCCATAGAGAATGCCGCAAGGACAGCAGAGGAAAGCGGCGAGTTCATTTCAGAACGGCAGATGGGTGAGCTCTTTATGAGCGATAAGCCCACCGTAGACCTTGTGATAAAGAGAAGTCAAAGGGCTGCAAAGGCCGCGAACACGAGGGCGTTTAATAAACAGGTTGGAACGGACGCAGTTGCGGAAGCTTTGTTTAAGGAAGTGCAGAAGCAGTCAAAGGTCATATCAAGGCGGGAACGTGCGGAGAACCGTGCGCTCAAGGAAATCTCAGGCAACCAAATGTCGGCGGTTAGGGCTGCGGGAAGGCTTGGAGCAAACTTGGACCGGGAAGTTGAAAGGGAACTGAAGATAATTCTGAAGAGCCAGAAGACAAGCGTGGCGAAGGCTGTGGCAGAAAAGAAGCCGCCAAAGACAGACAAGGCAATCGCAATAAAAGAAAACTACTACCTGTTTGAAATACCGGGCAAAGACTTTGCAATCATCGTAGAGGATGACGGAGAAATGTACAGGTATGCACTGGATGATGCAAAGTACGCAAACTACGGAAAAAAAGAAGACTTCAAGAAAAATATCAAGTTTATGAAGGACGAAGCCTTCCTGAAGGCACTGAAAGGAGTGCTTACGGAAGAAGAGCTTTACTCTGCTGATGAACAATCCCTTATCAAACTTACGGAGGACTGAACGAATGGAAAAGGAAAAGACACTTGTAACGGACACATACATCGAAAAGAAGCTAAAAAAATACTTTCGTGATAACTTGCCTCAATACGTAGAGGGACCAGACGCATGGAAAATCAACTGGTCTCCCAACATAGCGTTTGAAAGGCCTAGCGACCTGTACTGGCTTGACCTGTTCTTCATTCCGGGGGAGCCGTTCCAGCAGGAACTCGGCAACTGGGGTAGGAACCGCTGGTCAGGAATATTGCAGGTCAATATATGCACACCAAAGTCTGAGGTCACGGTCGAGGACGGCATAGACACAGACGAAGATAACGATTTCGGCACGTCCGCTATGGACCGCTGCTACAACGATATAGCAGAGGTCTTCAAGCGCGGCGTTGTATTTGACGGCATAAGAATCCACAAGTGCTACCGCAACACTTCCGCATTGCAGGTGTACGACGACTTCTGTGCCTTGCCCGTCACAATCGAGTGGCAGGCAGACTTAAGCAACTAACGGAGGATTATTGCTATGGCATATTCTATAGCAGATGCAGAACCTACCTTTGACCTCCCCGCTGGTTCGGCGAGCGACTTCTACCTGAGCCGCGAAATCAACGACCGCGAGGACGACAACAATGGCAAGACTGTTAAAAAACACGGGCTTTGGAGATACCCATTCCTCACCCGTAGGACTGGTGATTCCCTTGTCGGTACAAACGAGCAGATTAACAGCTCCGAGTTCCGCCACGGACGCACCGCAGCAAAAGTCAAGCTCGGTAACGCTTCATCAAGCGGAAACCTTGACCTTGAACTTTCTCCTGAAACCTTCGACGACCAGCTCGAAGGCGTGTTCCGCGACAAGTTCGTGCGCTTCTTCCATGACGGCCAGAAGGACTTGATTACCAAGGACTACATGACACCGAAGGGTTACATCCACGTCAACGGTGACGACGGCACCTACAACCAGTGGTACGACTCCACTAAGGAAGGCAAGCGCGTTACACAGGTTCCTCTTTTCTATACAGGAAATGAGGCTGGCACAGAGGAAGATCCGTTCGGACTTATCAAGGTTAGCCCTGAAAAGCTCAATGACCGCTCAAAGAACCCTCTCGGAAAGTTCATTGCACACGAGCTCCATATCGGTAACACTCCGGTAAAATACTCTGCCCTTTCACGCATCCCGATTACTGAGAAGGCAATCCGCCTCCAGAATTTCCGCCATGTTGAAATGGGCGAACTGAACCTCAACGTTGCAGTAAATGCAATCGTAACTGGTTCATTCAGCATGAACGGTTCCAACAACCCTGACTACTACACTGAGTCAGCCGAAAAGGGCAAGACCCGCATGGCAGACCAGATGTACGACAAGAAGGTTATGGCAACAGGAGCCACTGAGGACTTTTACTCAACTGACTACCGTGACGCAGCTGAACGCTTCGTAGCCGCAGCCCGCAACACAACAAAGTCAACTGACACAGACCAGTTCACAGCCCTCGACGGTTTCTTGTACGTAAACGGACACCAGCTCCAGTTTGCGTCCGCACTCACAATGGACCTGAACAACAACCTTCAGGCCATCAACGCAATCTTCGTCAAGAATGCGATTGCAAACCTCTCCCCTTCACTTGCAGTTACAGGCAACATCACTGCCTACTTCACTGACGGTGAAAAGGACGGTACAGGCAAGAAGTACGGAGCCGACGACCTTAAGAACCTTGCAAGCCAGAACAAGGACACTGAAATCCTCTACGCCTTCATCGACAAGGAAGACCCCGAGGTTATCTACTTGTTCCAGGTGTTCAAGGCAACAATATCCGCACCTACCGAAACGAAGGATGCCGAGAGCCCAATCAGCCTCGACCTGCCCTACACCTCTTACGGTGAAATGGCAGTACGCCTCCTCCGCCTTGCCATTCCGAAGATTTCATTCATCGACATGGACATGGGCGGCATGATTGACGGCGGCAACATGACCAAGCTGGACGTAACGCTCATTCCGAACGTTCCACTCGACAAGGAAGCACCCGCAGTTGCAGAAGGCATATTCTCCGACAAGGACTATATCGACAGCGCAAACACAAACGGCCTCTACGTATTCAATGACGCAGAGTTCACGGTATATGACGCAGACGGAAACAAGCTTGAGAACGAAGTTACCGTTGACACCTCGACACTCGCCATCGGCGCAGACGGAGAGATTACTGCAACACTCAACTTCGGAACGGCTCTTGAAGTAGGCCAGACCGTAAAGGTTAAGCTTACTGTAAACGGAGCAAACCGTGAGGCTGGAAAGGAAGTCGCACCTGACATCCCTTACCTCCGCATGGGCGACGCATACAAGGACAGCCGCTATTCAGCTGGCTACGTTGCAGTCCAGGCAAGCGACACAATCAACGTGCTTACTGCAAAGGCATCGGGCGACACTGCTGAGGATGCCCTCATCTACAAGTCTTATGCTGCAATGTCAGCAGACGACATCAAGGTTACTTCCTCCGACGAGGCGGTTGCCACAGTTGAGGGTGCTGTCGTGACAATAAGCGGTACTGCCGCAGAAGGCGCAAAGGCTACAATCACGGTAACGTCAAAGTATGACGCAGCCGTATTCCTTGCCTTTGACGTGCAGATTGGCGGACAGCCACCTGTTCCTGTTGACGCACAGACACCTACATTCAGCGGAACCCTTGCGGATGTCTCTTATGAGACAACCGACACACCGGAAGCACTTGACGGTACAGCAACCGTTACTGACGGCGGAACAATCACCTACCAGTGGTACAAGGACAACGTTGCCATCGAAGGTGCGACAAGCGCGACATACACGCCTGACGTATCTGCTGAAGGCGAGTTCGTCTACAAGGTTGTTGCAACCAACACCAACGCCGAGGCTACGGGCCAGACTACTGCAACGGCAGACCAGAGCTGCACTATAACGGTAGTACAGGGCTAACATGGATTGAAGGCTGGCGGCTTGCCTTAAAAGCCGCATTCACCTACTGGCGGAGGAAACACCAGATGCCCTTCGGGTGCGTAGGCTAAAAACAAGCACCCGCTTTTTAGAACCAACAAAAGGACATTCTTATGGAAAACACAATCGACATTGCCTCATTCTTCACGAAGAAGAATGAGGAGGAAGGCATTTGGTATGAGCCGAAGGTCGAAGGACGCGGCATAGGCATTGAGTTCAAGCTTCTCGGAAAGGCAAGCGACGCAAACACAATCGCAAGTGAAGTCTACGAGAAGGAGACTGACGAGGCTTCCAAAGAGAAGGATGCGGTCAAGCGTAGGGACAAGAACGACAAGGCACTCGCAAAGCGCATTGCCGCAGTCGTTACGGACGTGAGGGCAACCGAAGGGAATACGGTGTTCATTGAAGGCAAGCCTTTGACGTACTCAAGGGAGACAGTGGAGTACATCCTCCTCCAGTCATCCGTAATCAGTGAGGACATTCTCAGGGCATTCATTGAGCGTGAAAATTTTATGACGAAGAAGCATTGAAATCAGCCGTCCGGCAATACTTCTTCTTATACTGGCCCCACTCCGTCAAGAAGCAGACCAGGGACGGCAAGACAGGAAAGGTCCGCGAGGAGACGGAGACAGGGATAAGGAACTCCGACAGGAGGGACTTCCTCAAGTCTAAGTTCGGCGAGGAGAAATGGAACAACCTCGTCAAGAACGATTCACACTATAAGCAGTACCGGGAGCCGGAGGTTCCCAACGGCTGCAGGTGGATATTCAACCAGTTCCTGTACATATACTTCAACTCAGGGTTCAGCCCGATGAGCGGTGCCTCCATGATGACGTTCCAGAGCCTTAACGACTATGTGGCGTGTATGGGCGCACCGCTTACGATTGCTGAAAAAAAATTAATACTCAAAATGAAAGGATGGGCGGGAGAAGTCATAGCCGACTTCGACAAGAAGCCCGACAAGAAAGGAGCGTAGGATGGCAGAAAAGAAGGCTGCAAAGACAGCCGTAAAGAAGGAAGCTAAGAAGACCCCTGCAAAGGGAAAAGTCATTGAGATTACGAAGTTCTTCAACATCACGAGGGAGAAGGAAGGCGTATGGTACGAACCCAAGATAAACGGGGTTCCCCTTGGCCTTGAGCTCAAGGTCCTTGGCCCGGCAGCAGAGGCCGTAAGGAAGGCTTCCGTAGAGTACGACAAGGCACACGAAAAGGCAGAGGAGCTTTTCAAGAAAGAGCCCGGTAAGGCTTTGGACATGGAGCAGGAGGCCCTTGCAAAGAGGGCTGCCGCCTGTGTCGTTGGCATAAGGGGAAAGGACGGGAATACAATCACCATTGACGGCAAGCCACTCGTGTTCTCTGATGAGTTTGCGGAACGCCTGTTCTTTGAGAACGGGGACATAACCGGGGACGTGCTTGCAGCCTCCCTGGACGGCGACCTGTTCAAATAACATACTGCACGAAACCTTGAAATAAAACTGTTGAAGGAGTGGAATCATGGCAGACGTAGAATTAAACCTTAACGGCAATATTGTAAACCAGTTCAAGGCATTGGCGAAGGAAGCCAGTGAAGCACAGAAGTCCATCGAAAGGCTCAAGAAGCAGATGGAGTCCATGACGGCCAAAGGTTCCCCTGCCTTCAACAGCAAGATAAGCCAGATACTGTCATCTACAAGCTTTAGCTCCATACAAGACTTGTTTGCCGAAATCAAGTCGAACAAGCTTATGGGTGCGCCTGGAGGAACCCAGACGGCACAAGCTGCAAAACAGCTTACAAATCTCCGCAATATACTGAAAAGCGTAGGCAACAAGGAACTCCAGGAAGACATAGGCGGCGTAACGGGACGCATAGATAACGTCGTAAGGGCGATGAGCGGAAAAGCTCCGGGAAAGAATCCTTTGTCGCAGGTTATGATACCTGACGCTCAGCTCAAGGGGCATGAAGAGGAGATAAAGAAGTCCATACTTGGAATCTCCGACTACATCATAAAGCTTGAGAAGTCACTTACTGGAATAAACAGTGTTGCTCAAAAAGAGTACAAAAAGGCAAACCCCAGCAAGACTGCCGCAGGAACGAAGATAAGAGGCAAGGACTTCTCGTACGACTACGACCGCTACCAGAGTGACGCAAAGTATGCAAAGCAGGTTGACGAGCTCAAGCTGTACTACAAGAGGAAGGCTGACAACTATGGACAAATCGGTGAATCAGCCATGCAGAACGCCGCGTTCAGGGGGCAGAAGGTTTTCGGCTCACAGTCCGGGCAGTTCAGCGGATTCTTCCAAGAGATTGTACAAGGGTTTAAGAACGGCATAAACGATGGCATGAAAGATTTTGACCTTGGGGAACTTTTCAGCAATACGCTGAAGAAGGGTGACAAGTCAAGAAAACAGAAAAAGGTACTGAATAATTTCGGGTATGACTCCGACTTCATAACCAACACAGATGCCTTTATGAACACTGCCAGCTTCAAGAAGTTCGCAGAGGAGCAGAAGAAGAAGTTCTCCGATATAGTCAACCTGTCTGACAAGGACGTTCTCAGGGGAATGTCAAAGGAGGACAGGACAAGGGTTCTGGGGGACGTAAGGAAGAACAGGGAAATAGACTTTGATAAGTTGTCCAACAAGGACAGGAACAAGGTGTTTGCAGGCCTCGTGAATAACAAAGGGGCAAAGAAGGTAATGGGTGGCATCGGGATGGGAGGTGTGTTCCTTACCGCTGCGGCAGGAGTGGGAAAACTTGCCGAGGTAGCGGGAAAATTAGGGACCGAAGCGTTAAAAGCCTATGAAGGGGTCCAGCAGCTCCAGACCCAGTTGGGCGTTGTATTTGGAAGTACAGTACAGTCTGACAAAATGTTCAGCCAGATTGAGGGGTATGCAAAAAAATCCCCGTTCGGCGTTGAGAACATGACACAGCAGGCTATCCTGCTTAAACAGTCTGGCGTGTACGCATCAGAACTTATGGACACCATGAAGCGCATAGGAGACATATCTTCAGGCAACAACGAAAAGATGAAGTCTATCTCTGAAGTGTATGCCAGGGTCATGTCGTCCCAGAGGGTTACTGCCCGTGACATGAGGCAACTTTCCACTGCCGGGGTCCCGTCTTACTCTGCCCTTGCAGATGCTATGGGCGTAGAAAGAGGGCTTGTAAGGGGAAAGCTTCAGAGGGGAGAAGTGTCGGCCACCGACTTCCAGAAGATGATTGAGAGGCTGACGGATAAGGGCGGAATGTTCTATGGAGCTACAGAAAAAGGAGCCCAGACTTTTGCGGCTAGAAAGCAGAACCTTGCCGACGCAAAACAGATGGCATTTGCCAGTGTAGGAGACTTGATTACCAGGTTAGGCTCTCCAACCGGACAGGCAAGGGACGGCTGGTATGCAGGCGTATTAGGATGGCTTGAGGGTATTTACAACGGAATCGAAGAGGTCGCTGCGAATACTGCCAAAGAAAAAGATGTTGAAGCCCCTGATAAAATTCTGGAAGAAATCAAAAAGAGGGAGGATATACTCCGCGACCCGACAAACAGTGCGGATGTCAATGCGGGCACTATTGGCGGGCAAATCAAGCTGATGAATGAAATTGAAGACCTGAAGAAACAGCTTCCTGCCGCCTACGCAAAAGCATTCAGCTCAGGCTCTGACCTTTATGAGAGGGAAAAGAGAAAGGGCGGATCTGTCTACAACTTATTCCAGCAGGGTACAGGAGCAAATTTTGAGGTCAGGGACAAGTGGGGACAGATTGATGAGGAAGCGACGAAAAAAAAGATAAAGGAGCAATACGAATATTATAAAAGGCAGTCCGATTATCATTATTTCGCAAAAGCGGATGTTGGCACTCCCGGATATTTTACAGATTTGTATGAAAACTATGCAAAGCACTCTGATGTAACCCGCTTGGACCAAAACAAGGTTAGTAAGCTTCAGGCAGCGGGATTTGGAGACGAGAGTGCGGGTTTGGGCTTGGAAGATATTATCAAAAGCTTCGAGGAATCTATTCATCCTGCAAAGTATGCTGTCGAATATTATTTCTCGTCCCTTATTCAAGCAACACAGGAAGGAGCTGACGACTTAAACCATCAGATAGAGAATGTAAAGGACACGTTTACAAAAAGCGGAGAGGTTAATTTTGGGAAAACCGGACTGGAAGGGTACGGCGCACAGCACCTTATGACCGCCGCAAGGGATGACTACCAGAACAACAGTCCTGTATACCAGATGTCATGGAAAGACCAGAAAGCTTACTGGGATGAACAGGCAAAGAAGGAAATTGAGCTATACTCATCAAAAACAAAAAAAGGAAAGGACGAGAATGGCAACGACATATATGACATGTCTGGCCTGACTGCAGAGGAAATGCAGAGGGCAAGGGAACTCCTTATGACTTCGCATGAAGACATTGGAATTCTCGCACATCCAGATCAGGAGATAGTCAATGATCAGATTTCCGAAAAGGGAATGCAGGATATAGATGAGTTCCGTAAGAACTTGGAAGAGCTTGCCAGTGTTGCCGAAAATACAGGCGGCAAAGAAGTATTCGGACCGTTCATGGACAACCTTGAAGCGTTGCAGAAACTTCTCGGCCCTGAGTTTGGAAAGGAGGCGAAAAAAAACCTAGAGGACTTGTCAGTATTGTTCAATAAAGGACTTATAGGAAGCCTTGATGCGCAGCTTAATAGTGACAAGGTTCCTGCGGAAGTAAAGGCAAAGATTCTTGCCATGAAAAAAAACACCCAGGCTGCAACCCAGACAAAGACGTACAATGATGATACTTCATATATCAACCGCCGCAAGCAGGCTTCCTTGAGGGCTCATGTTTTGTCCAATGTAACGGGAGTCTCAGCAGAGCGTGTTGCAAACTCCAAGGAATCATCCGTTATGAACGCCTACCTCAACAATTTCTCACAGAGGCAGACATTCGCCCAGCTTGGAAAGGTCCTCATGCAGAACGGTGCGGAGCTCAAGGACGTTGCAAGGGCAATGCAGGAAGGCAAGAACGGCCAGAAGTACGGAATGTATGACTGGAACAAGTCAACGTCTTCCATAGAGGAGCAGGCGGCGCAGAAGAATGTAGCCACACAAGAAGCCCTTATTTCGGCATACCAGCAGCAGATAGACGCATTGCAGGAGCTTACGGTAGGAAGCATAGCAACAAGGGACCAGTGGGACAACCTTGGCTCTCTGTCTGCCCAGCTTGGCGTTGCATTTGAACTTTCCGCAAAGACGCTTGCGGACGGTACAGTGCAGTTCACTGACGCTACCATACAGTCTGCACATAAGATGATGGAAGAGCTGAACCTCAATAAGTTCGTTCGGCAGATGGACCTTATAATGAACAGGGCAGCTGACAGAGAAAAGGATGAGAGAAGAAACGCAACTGTAGAAAACAAAATCTTAAAGGGAGAGATTTCAGGTGTTGGATATGTGAAAGGAAATCAGGTAGGGAAATTTGCTAATCCTATTACGGAACAAATTAAGGAGCAAATAAATAAAGATACAACTACGCTTGCAGCTGATTTTGCTAAAAATACAAAATTTACAGGGGAAGATGCTAAGAAAGATGCTGAAAAGACAGCAAAGGCCCTTCAGAAATTTGCAGAGGCTACAGGGAAACCGTTTGAGGTGAAAGTTGTTGAAGACAAGGTTGCTGAAAGGTCAAAGTCGTTAGGTCCAAACGTCAGAGCCATACAAGATACCGCTTATGCAAAAATGAAGGCTGATTATGATAAGATAGCAGGGGATAAACCAAGTTTTAAGGCTTGGGGAGAGCAAGCAATTCCTCTTTACGGATATAATCAGGCTCGGTGGGCAAAGTATAATGATGATGCAGCAAGACAAAACGGGTTAAGTGGAAAAATTTCAACTTGGTCAGAATGGAATTCTAAAACAGATAGATACGAACTCAAAAGGCTTAATGGACAGGATGCAAAAAGTTATGCAGTTCCTGTAGAATCAGAAACTAAGGGAGCAAAATCTTATAAGTTAGCTTATGATAAAAGCCAGCTTACGCAGTTGCTTGACTTGTACAAGGAAAAAGCGGCGGCTGGAGAACTCCCTGAAGGTTCAGAAGAAATAATAAGTATTCTGGGAAATCTTATCAACTCAATGGGGGCTCTTACCGTAGCAGTCGATGGAAATACAAGGGCCCAAGAAGAAAACAGTGCCTTAAAAGAAATTAATAACCTAAACAATAAGCTTTTGGATTATTTAGGTTCTCATGGAGTACTGGGGGAAGATACAAAAGACAGGCTTAGTAAGCTTGCTTTCTCGGATATGGAAGCCTCGAACCCTATGTTGAACGGAATTAATACCCCATTCCAGGAAATGCTCCTTGAGCTAAGGGGAATGGACAGGAATGTAGATTATGGCGAATATAGAGACCGTCTTGTAAAAGATATGCTCAAGGGAGACCGTGCAGAGTTTAACGAAAAAGGCGAGCGGACTAAAAATGCAAAAATCGATCTTCAGGAAGAGTTTACAGAGGGTATAAAAGATTACCTGACTTCATCAGGTCCAGGAAGGCGTGACTCTAAGAAACTTTACAAAGCCTTGAATACAGATGAAGGAAGGGAGATGCTGAAAAATTCCGAAGTCATTACTGAAGAACAGCGTTCAAAATTAATGGACAATGGTTTCAAAGGCTTTGTAGATGAACTCAAGGAACTGGACACTACGAAGCTTAATGAAATCCTGTCTATTTTTGACAACATAAAGGGTGACGTGGATGATATTGGTAAAAATTTCCAAGAGGTTACTGAGCAGGAAGAAAGTGCAGAAGCCAAACTTAAAGGGTTAAGAAATGTCATTCAGGATGAAATTAAGGAAGGCGCAATAAAAGCCATGAATACTGGCTTCTCGAAAGCCGGAGACCTTGCCTACAAACTCCAGAACAACCTCATTGAAGGTGCTGACGCTACAATGGAAATGAAGAAGGCTCTTGCAGGCGTAGGTGCTGAGATGTTAAGTAATATTGGCAGTGCGATGACTGATACAGGTCTCAAAATTGCAGGTGGTGCAGCCGTAAAAGGTAACTGGGGCTTAGTTGCAGCAGGTCTTGCGCTTGCTGCGGCAGGTGGCGCGGCATCCTTCGGCGGTGGTATGCTAAGTGCCTTTGCAAGCGACAACAATAAAGGTGACAGCAGTGAGGCAGAAGACCAGCTTGCAAGGCTTGAGGACTTAAAGGACAACCTTGCTGAGCTTCTCAAGCAGGCAAAGGATGATGCCATCTACTATGAGACAAACCTCCGCCAGAAGCAGGCAGTAGCGTTCAATGACGCCGTATCTAGCACGAGCGTTAACGATGCCATCATCACGCCGAGCGGGGTTGTCAATACGGCTCCTGACGACTACATCATGGCCATGAAGGACCCGACTCAGCTTATGGGAAAGGGAGGCGGCGGAACCAACGTAAGCTTCTCAATCGTCAATGAATCGGGCACTCCGATGACCGTCACAGGCTCCGAGACAAGGCAGAACGGAGACACGACCGAGATAACGGCAATCGTCAACGCCATAGTACAGAAGTCAATGAATGACGGTGAGTACGATGACGTTATGGCGGGTATGCAGGTAAGGCAGAGGGGAAGCCAGATTTCTTCATAGTTTTTGCTAAAAAAAAGCCAGGAGGGTACAGTCAGCTATTATGAAGATAGTAGACTGGCCCTCCGGCGTAAACAGGATAGTCCTTAACGAAGCCTCACTTTCACTGGCAGAGAACGGCGTAGAATCTGACAAGAGCGACAACGGCTCTGAAGTGTCCCGCCTCAAGGCTTCGGGCACTCCAGACAGGTTCCAGGTCTCAATGTACTTCTCAAACTCAAGGTCTGACTCGTTCTACAGGAACCACACGGATGCCTTGGGAAACCATTACACCGAATGGAAGAAGTGGTCGGACTGGTTCAAGTACGTGACCATGAACGGAATGCACCCATTCTACTTCGCTGACATACAGAAGCCTGACGGCGGCGCAAAAATATACAAGATTTCAAGCGGAGGCCTGCCTCACGGAACTCCTGCGGGCGAGTACGTCAAGGTCACAATGACATGGATTGAGGTTTTCAACGAGTACATCACCGTCCAGCAGGAAGAGACGCTGGCTGACTCAATCGACATAAACCCCGGCATGATAGACCTCCGTTTCACTGAAAAGCCGGAGGAAACACCCAAGCTGGAAGATTTCAGGGATTTGGAAGGGAACCCGCTCTCTGAGTTCTCTGTTGACGACGGTGTGACATGGAGCCCGCTCGTACTCAATGAGATTGACTATGACGGCCAGAAGTCGGTAATCCTCTACTACGATTCCGGCATGACGGCAATAGACGGCCAGACTTACTACATAAGGCTCAAGTACAAGGACGGCGGCTGGATAACAAACGCCTTCACTTATTGTGCGGAGGAATAGAAGATGGCAGATCCTGTAAGACACTTTTCAAACTTCGTACTGGACTCTTCGGCGCAGGAATCGGATTCGTCATTTCTGCCTGTTCTTGTGGACATAAGGCACAGCGGAATCTACTGGGGGCCAGATGCAGGCGGTGAGACCTCTCAGGAAAACGGACACTTGAGGCTTGTGAATGACGTAAGGGGTGTGAAGTATAAGGGGGATGACCCTGTTCCTTATTGGTATGCTCCCTGCACTTTCTCGTTCAAACCAGGCAAGGACGACGGCAAAAACAAGGCAAATGCAAGCATAACCATTTCAGCGGCAGACTCAAGGATTATAGAAGTCATCAGGAGTATAGAAGAAGACCTCGTGTGCCAGGTGGTTGCTCTTTACGGCAAGGTTAAGAATGACGAAGGCAGGGTTTCCTACACCTTTACGAAGGTGTACGGCAAGGAGTTTGACATGACATCCGTAAACTGGGACGGCATATCAGCCCAGTTTACCCTTAACCCTGACAGTACGCTGGACATGAACACTCCGAAGGATAAAGGCTCATTGTTCAGGTTCCCGTCCATAACGGTGAAGGTGTAACGGGATGGTGGATATATCTGACCTCTTGGGAGTCCGCTACAGGGAACACGGCAGGAGCACCAACGGCTTTGACTGCTACGGTTTTGCCATTGAGGTGGGGAAAAGGTTCGGCTACGAACTCCCGGACTTTGACTATATAAGGCACTCTGACCCTTTGTTTGAGGACAAGAGTTCAAGGCTTATTGAAGAAGGGTTCGGAAGAAGGATTCCGGCTCCTGTAGAGGGTGCGATTCTCCTTTTCCAGAATGTATGCGGAATGAAGAACCATATAGGAATATATATGGGTGACGGCCTGTTTGCCCACTGCAATATGGAAGGCAGCAAGATGGAGCGTCTCTGCGACTGGAAGGACAAACTTGGAGGTATCTACTTATGGCAAAAGTTATAGTATTCAATGACATATTCGACACAAGAGACACCAACGTAATAGACGTAGAAAAGGTTCAGACGGTAAGGGACGTACTGTACGAGGGCAAGTACAATGTTCGTGACTACGGTTCCCAAGTGGAGGTCTATGACCCTGACACGGGGGAAACATCATATCTTGCCATAAAGGATGACGGCGGACAGGAGCTTAACGTCTGCGTCAAGGTAAATGGGCTTGCCAAGGATTTGGATTATGAGATACAGCCAGCCGATGCGGTTATAGTGGAGATACTCCCGGCGTCAAGCGGGATGAAGACCGGTGAAGGGTTCCTCGGTACTATATTCACCGCAGTAGGTGCACTTGCGATGACTATAGGTGCAGTAATGCTCACTGCCGCTACTGGCGGTACGGCAGTTCCCCTCTTGCTGATGATAGGCGGTGGGCTCCTTGTGGGTGCCGGAACACTTATGATTATGGATGCCCTCAAGTTCGACTACCCCGATGAACAGAAGGCGGGCAAGAACCTTACGGAAGAGCAGAAGAAGACTCTTGAGGGTGCGACGAACCAGAACCTTGTTGACACCCCTTTCCCTATCGTTGTGGGGAAGATTTCCGTCACTCCATATACAGTCGGAACACAGTACAACGAGCTTGTGTACACGGGGAACGGGGACAACCAGTATGAAGAGTTGTTCGGTTCCCGCATGAGGACAAGCCAGCTTCTTGCCATCGGGTACGCTCCGCTCCTTCTTTCGGACATAAAGTTTGACGAGCTGGTTGCAGCCCACAACCACAACAACGTCCTTGTGGGTGAGCTTTCATACCTTAACAATGACCCTGACATGACGGGCCACAGGGACACGACCTTCAACGGCAAGCCGCAGGTGGCGGATATAGAGTCCAAGTGGAGGGGCAACAAGGTAAGGCTTGAGATTTCGCAGTTCGGCTCTGACAGGAAGATATATCCGTTCACCGTAAAGCAGCAGAAGGTTGACGCTCCCCTTCTCTACTGCTATGACGAAATGTACAAGGAAGTTGCCGACGAGAAGTTCATATCATGGCAGGGAGGTTCGTTTCCCTGCGGCATGAGGACTAACACCATAAGGTTCTCTGACGGAGTGCCTTACAAGATAGTTGTCGGCATTGACATTTCTGGCGGGCTTTGGGCGGCGAACAACATAAAGGACAAGAGTGAGACAAGGTACAGCAAGATACCGATGAACCTTGTAGTCCAGTGGAGGCCTGTCTACAAGTACATAACGGACAACAACCTTGATTCAGTCGGCTACGCGGGCGACGTTTACGACCGCAACGTTGACGGCTACGGAGTTCTCAGGTATTCAGGGTGGAGGAATTTCTCAGGCACGTCAAGCCTTGACGGAATGTGGGCTGGCCCGGTACCGCAGGTTACTTACACAGGGCCTGGGGTTTCGTACAGAGTCTACAAGGTGGGCGACACTCCTGCGTACAGGGACGGCTTCTACGGATATTTTGTAAACAGCACAGGACTTTCATTGACGGGAACATTCCATAAGGTGCAGAAGCGTCTTGACGAGACCGCCCTCTACAGGGAAAGGCTTCTGGTTCTTATTAAGGAATGGGAAAGGGAGCATACCACAAGGGAAAGCTTCATAAACGCAATTACTCCGACGAAGGGGTATGTCACCATCGTGAACGAGAACGGAACACGGTCGGTCATGTCATACCAGTCCTACTGGAAAAGCTACATCTACCCGGAAATCAAGGAAGTGCTGCCGGACTCCACCCGCCTGACGCTTGAGGAGCAGGCAAGGATATACGCAAGGAACAAGGTCGCCTCACAGGATGCGGACTGGTGCGCCAGCCATGAGAACACGACATCCGCAACTACATGGCACAAGATGTCCGCGACCGAAATTGCAAATGCAGTCAACAATGGCTGGATGTCCTCCTCCTCGCATGAAGAGACAAGGAAAGTATGGAACGGCCCAAGCGGAGCTTACAGCTATGGCGGAGGCTACTGGGAAAACAAAAAAGTTACCGTAACGACGTACACTTCATTGGACGGACGTGTAAAGATACAGAACGGGGTTCCCTATATACTGGACGGGCAGTACGCAAACACCATAGCACAGACTGAGGTAAGTGCGAACAAGGGGCTTTCACCCCATACTTCAGGGGACTGCAACCCGACATGGTACGGTGTGCGGTGCTTCTCGCTGGGCAAGTTCTCACTCGGAAGGACGTTCTACGGGGAAAACAGCAAGGCTGACCCTGACTTCTCCAGCCCGCTTTCGATAGGAGGAAATGACGTTGACCATGTAAAGGACGAGATGCGCTTCGAGATCAGTGCGGAGCTTACGCAGGAGGACATCCTTGACCTTCTGAACAGAAACCCGATGTCCATAAGAGCCGGGGAAGACGGCGAGGTTCCTGAGCTTCTCGGTAAGACAAGCTGCACCATAGACTCAATACAGGTTCGTATAGTAAGGCTTACACCATGCTACGTTGACAGCAACGGCGGGGAGATAAAGTACAAGTATTCAGATGTAGTCAAATGGAGCTACATTAAGACATACTGCGTTGACAAGCAGAAGATTCTTGACAGCATAGACGGAAAATCACAGGATGCCATCGTTGACGGACAGCCTGTAAAGATTGCCCCAATCGACTGTTCGCTTGAGACGTTTGACAGTACCGATGAAAAGATACACTCATACCCGACATGGAATACGTGGAACATCATGTCCATGCGCTCCGTCCCGGTGTCAAAAGACGATGAAGAGAAGCTCTGCCTTCTTGGAATAGAGGCGGAGCCTGACCAGCTGGGGGTTATGTCTGACAGTCTTAACAAGGTAAGCCTTACGGCTGCCGCCGTGACACCCGCATTGAGGGACAGCTATATAAGGTACTGGTATACCGACGGCACGGACTACTGGAAGTACGATTCCTACGACACCCTTGAGACCAAGAACTCGGAGGAACTTTACCTTGAGTTTGCCGCAAATGACCTGCGGTGGAAAAGGACTACTCAGGAAGAATTTGAGGACACCCACAAGGCTGCTCTTACAAAGGACGGGGTGGCACTTGAAGGCTACTGGTATTCAGAAATGCACAACGCATGGGACAAGAAGTGGTTCCCTGCAAAAGTCGAGAAAAGGCAGTGCGTTCAGTACATAACGGATGCAAACGGAGAGATAGTCTACAATGAGGCTGGGGACCCGCTCATAGAGATGACGAGGGATGGGAACGACTGGGTTCCGTTCATCTACAGGGAGATGGCAAGGAACACTGATTCCATTGGAAGGTGGATAGCAAGCAATGCGTTCATCAATACGTTCACCGACAGAAACTCAATGGGGCAGCTCCTCGGCGTAGCCTGCGGACAGAGCCTTGGAAGGAACTCTTACTTCTACAACTCACTGAACGACGACAAGTTCATACGCTTCTGGTATGAGGACGACGAGAACGGGAAGTATTACTACTATGATACGGACGATACGGAAGTTGACCTTAAGCACAAGCCTGTATGGTCTGACGACGGTGACGAGTACGACCTCCCCCAGTGGACTTATGACGGATGGGCGGAAGGCTCGGAAATAGAGTTCCGCTCCGCCACGCTCGTTGACCTTGGAGGCGGCTATTTCTACAGCATAAGGAAGGCTGACAATGCCTTCAATATGATGGCACTCAAGGAAGCCTTTGAATATACGGAAGCCATAGACATAGGGAAAAGTGCAGTAGGGGCAATCCCTTACAAGTGCAACATGTACATAACGAACCAGCAGAAATCCCTTGCGCTGATGCAGACGATTCTTGTCACTGCAAGGGCGTTCTGGTTCTATGACGAGTACGGACGCTTTGAGATTCACAACGACAAGCCGAAGATGAACCCTGTCCTTATGATAACGGACGAAAATTCCCTCCAGTCATCAAATACGAGGGATTTCTCCAAGGGTATAGCAGGCTACCATATTACGTTCAACGATGAAGCCAACGGTTTTCAGCAGGGAGAAGTCTATGTACTCCGCGAGGGGCAGACTAGGAATGCCCACACAAGGGACATACTCGACCAGACTATAAACGGCGTTACGAACGCGGAACAGGCATGGTGTCTTGGAGCATACATGCTTGCCTGCTCCATAACGCAGAAGGAATCTTGGTCAAGGAAACTTAACCATGTAGGCGGAAGCCTGACGATAGGTTCCTTGGTTTCAGTCCAGAGCTCAACCCTTATGATAGGAACCGACACTTCAGGAAGGATTGCAAAGCTTATAGAGGACGAGAATTTCATCTACGGATTCATCTGCGACCTCACCTACGACTACAGGGAAGAGTACGGGCAGGAAGGTGAAAACGTACAGGGATGCTCCATCTTCCAGGCAGGGGCAAAGAACCACTCAAAGGTCGTAACGCTCAGGTTTGCAAATGCCGCACAACAGCAGCAGGGAATCGCCGTTGACACGGAAGCCTCTGAATATGCGGGCAACAACGGAGTCTATGCAAACCTCAAGGGACAGACGAACCTTGTGCTCTTTGAAAAGAAGATAATCAAGCAGGTCGAGAGGGAGTTCGAGCAGGGGCCTGACGAGGCTACGGACACAAAGGTATTCACCCAGTTCATCCCGAAGCCGGGAGATATTGTAGCTTTCGGAAACGTCGGCTCAATAACGAAACTTGGCGTTGTCTACCAGCTCACCTATGACGAGAAGCACCACGTCACTGCAAGCATATATCCGTATTATGATTCCATCTACCATGCAGGACGCTCGCTTCCTGTGCTTGAGTCGTCAATGACGAAACTTCCTTACAACGACACGCCGCCTGTTGACTTCAGTGCGTCCATGTCTGACGTAAGCGACGCTTTGGAAGAGGCGAACAAAAACATAAGGGTTGTCGTACAGGAGATAGTGGACGGCGACACCCAGAGCGATGCCAAGCCTGACACCCCGGTAATGCTTGGGGTTCATGCCTTTGAGAAGGAGATTACTGGAAAAGCCCGCGCTGACGGTGCAGGACTGAGGAACAGCGTTGTCTCAGTTGACTGGCAGATGTTCAAGTGGACTTCGGACGTGGTGGAGACGGATGACGACCTGTGGGATTGGGTTGACGCAGGAACAACCCCTACCCTCAACCTGACCTACCTCTTTGACAGGGAGACGGACGGCTACCCGGAGGCGGATGACCTTAACGGCGAGGAGTCGGTATGGTTCTTCCGTTGCCGCATTACGAACCAGTATGGAAACGACTCTGAATGGAGCCGCAAGATGGCGGTACAGACGGCTGGTACTTACGGAACATGGGCACTCAACGCGCCTGCCGTAAATGCAAGCGTGACAAGCCGCTACGTAACGCTTAAGCTCTCGCAGCCACCAAGGGCAGACGGCAAGGAGCTCTACGGCAACACAAGGTACCGCGTCGAGGTAATGCGCCCTGACATAGACCATGACTACTACAAGCCAGCGACAGGATTGAACCCATACGCTGCGGAAGACAACTACAAGGACGGAAGCGGTTACGTTATTTCTGACGGCACCTACGTACAGGTGATGCCATTGAAGGGACAGGACACCGAGCTCATTGAGAACACGCTCTACATGTTCCGCATAACGGCAGAGAACGAGGCTGGAATTTCAGAGAGTACTGTCATTAACACCGTTACAGAATGTGACTCCATACGCGACATAGTGAAGGCTAAGGAGACTGCGAAGGAAGCCTATATTTCCCAGCTTTCCGCAATCAGCGCAAACATGGGGTGCATTTCTGGAGGAAGCTTCAACGGTTCTCAGACGAACTATTGGGAGCTCTCTTCCTTCGTTGACGACAATAACGTGAACCACCATGAGGGTGCCTTCCGCGTAGGCGGAGACAAGGAGTACATGTGGGTTATCCCTGTTGACGAGTTCGGGAACGACATCACAAGCTCCACCCCTGCAAGCGTAAGGCCTGCGTCATACCGCATTGAGTTTCAGGTGGGAAGCTTCCACGTCAACTCCACTGCAACGGAGATGAACGGTGACTTCATCATTCAGGAAAATCAGGACAGCGTTGACCGCATAAAAGTAACGCCGCGGGGAGTATATCTTGAGCACAGGGCAAATGCTGAATCTCCTTGGGTTCTCATCGCAGGACAGAATACAAACGGCGTACAGTCACAGCAGTTGTATTCAGAAGCATCCCTTATTGTCTCCAATCAGGGTATAGACCAGAGAAGGCAAGAAAAGACGGATATAGGAACTCCGTATATCTCTGAGAATTCACAGGTCTACCACTTTGACACTGACGTTGCAGACCAGAATAAGGTTGATGACCTCTCAATAGTACCATCTGATTCATACTCCCTTGTAGACGAACAGTACGGCAAGGACTATACACCTGCAATACTTGCCGTGTCTCCGTTCAGCACGGTTGCAAAGTCTATAATGGGCCTTGTGTCAATAACGAAGGAGTTTACGGCAGGTACGTTCACCGTTGACTTCTGGTGCAAGTTCCTTACCAATGAAGACTTTACCCTGTTTGACTTGTCAACCCCGGCAGAGTCTGTAGTAATAAAGACAAAGAAGGGTGAGTGTTTCCTGTATGAAAAGGCAGAGACAGAAGAATGCCCGATGTTTGCGGAACAGGACATGCCCACATACGCAATGTGGGAGCCTGTCCCGGTTGTAAAATGTCCAATGTACCATACGGCGGATGGTGAAGAATGCCAGATGATGAAAAAGGATGACACCGTTAGCCGCATGTACAGGGCAACTGACACGCAGTTCTTCCAGTCCGTAGACTATGCACAAAAAATTGACGGTGAATACACGAAGGTCGTCCCGACAGCCCTTACTTATGACAGTTTTGCAGAGGGAGGTCTTTACGTTGAGACGTGCAACTACAATACCCCTGACGGAGAGTGCACCACACTTGAATACGAAGGAAGCTCCTTTGAAAGAAGGGTTATTTCATGGAGTGACGAAGACAAGGAAGAAGGTCTACTTCCCCATAAATTCAACAGTGGTGACTGGATTCACTGTGCGGTAGTGTTCTCTGAAGGCAGGGTCAAGGTGTTCCTTGGCGTTACTGACGGAACTGTAGCCAGCGTTTCTTTCATCAGGAACTCCGAGACTGCGCTTCTTACAAGTCTTGTCCTTAACTCACAGAAGAAGAGTATGCTCTTTGACGAGCTCCTCGTTGATACCACTACGGCAGAAAGTCTTGAAGTGTTTACATGCAACACTGTACAGAGAAGGCCGTGGGGTGCACTTCCTTACTCTGACGAAAGGAATTATTTCATTCTTGAGGCTGAGAATACAGCCCTGATTAAGACGAACATAGGCAAGTCTTCCGAGCTTAGGGCTGACTTGTCAGACTTTATGCTTCCAGTCGGTGCAGTATTCAGAAGTACGGTTGACGAAACTCCGCATTTTACAGGCTCTTGGGTTTTATTGTACACCGAAACGCTCGGTGGAAAAACTATATACAACTATGAACGAATTTCATAAGGAGAAATTATTATGGCACAGCTAAATTTGACATTATCAAGCCTTTCATTTCCAGGACTCGGGACTTACACCCCTCCGTTCGGGACAAAGAACAATGAGAATGTAGGCCTTTCAACTGAGCAGGGGTGCAGGAATCTTGCGCTTCCGTTTGAACAGCAGAGGCCCGTCCAGGTGGCAGAGAACTCCACGCTTGCAGAAGATTCAGTAATTGAATCCGACAGGCGCATCATCGTGACGGCAAGCGGAATAACATTGAGCCTTGCTGATTCAGTCGGGGCCAAGAACACAGCAGCCTTTGCAGGACTGAAGCTTGACGTGATTGCGGGCTTCAGCTCCGGCACGTCAACTCTTACTTACTGGACAAGTGCAAGCCATTCCGAAAGCGTAGTCCTTTCGGCTGACACCTACGTTACCCTTGTCGGTGACGCATCAGGTTACTGGCATCTCAGGGAGCGCGTGCATAAAGGTAAGGTTATGAACTGCTCCTATACGACTAACGGAGGGGCAAATGTAGCTTCCTTCCGTTTTCTTGTATTCGATTTTACAGACGCTGACCACCGCTCGCTCAAGGTAAAGGCAGATACCCACGTTCCCCTTGACGTTACCGAAGGAGGAACAAAGACACGCTACTGGTGGGATGTTGACGAGGACACAATTATAGACCTTGACGGTGCGATAACGAACGCCGCATCCCACGCAGTAGAAAATATCGGGGTGGAAAACGGAAGGGACTTCTATGTGTACCTCGCCCTTGTAAGCGGAGAGATTGGGGTTGTCGTCTCGTGCAACCCTGACATCCCGAATGACATAAACGTTGACTATACAGCCAACAACACTAAGAGAATCGGGCAGTTCCATACATTGTGCGTTGACGCGGGCGTAAGCCTTACTGCCATAGTAGCGACGGACAGCGGTTCGGTTGCAGTTGGCGGTACCGTACCCGTCAAGAATTATCCGTCCAATGACGCAGACGGTTTCTATGGTTTCTATAACAAATCTGTATCTGCCGTAGTAACTAACGCAACGTATGACACTGTTACGGTAGAGCATCCGCTTGCAGGTTTTGAGGCTGGGCAGATACTCCCGGAATCAGTCTGGTGCCTTACGTTCAGGCCGTTCAACTGCAAGGCTGACGGCATGGTTTATGAGCCTGACACAGACACTGCCGTAGACATCTATTTGCAGAGCGGAAAGGGGCGCAATACAAAGAGTGTTTATGGTGGTACTACGACAAGAGCCAGGCAGCAAATAAATCATCAGGCGGATATGCTTGCAGTAGGAAAAAGACTGCCGACAGACCACGAATTCCTAGCATTCGCATCTGGAAGTAATGAGTGTACGTCAATAAAAGGTACTGCTGAAAGTTCCGTTGTTACAACCGGAGGCCATCTGGACACAGAGAACCGCAGGATGGTAAGCTTTACTGGTGTTGAGGACTGCTGTGGAGCTGTATGGCAGTGGCTTGACGAAATAGCCGCCAACGGAGGCTCCCAATATGAGGTTTATGACGGAAACGCCAAGTTTGGTAAGTCGTATGGTATTCCTAAAGTCCTGTTCGCGGGTGGCGGCTGGGATGGCGGTGCCTCCTGCGGTTCGCGGTGCCGTGGTGCGGATAACGCCCGCTCGAGTGTCTCTGCGAGTTGCGGTGCGCGCGGTTCGAGCCGGATAATCCGGGGTGCGGAATGAGCGATATACCTAAGTTTAATTCATTGGTGACACGGAAAGTCCTTGACGGTGACAAGGTGCAGATAAATGATTTGCTGAACAAGGAAATTGTCGTCTGCGGATTTTCAGTGAGCACCAGTAAATACAAGGAAAGCACATCATGCGTAAAAGTACAGTTTTATTATGCGGATGATGAGAAGGAAAACAGACGGGTATTTTTTAGCGGTTCAAGCGTGATAAAAGATCAGCTTGAAGAGGTTGAGAAGAAGCTCGATAAAGACGGTTTGCCGTTTCTGTTTAGGGCAACGGTAAAAAAAATAGGCAATTACTACTCGTTAGTTTAGCGGGTAGTTTTTTGAAAGGAACAGGTTGAATTGTCCTGAACGCAGGTGGCAACTGGAATGACAGTGCATCATGCAGTTCACGGTGCCGTAATGCGAATAACGACCGCTCGAATGTCAATGCGAATTACGGTGCACGCAGTTCGATACGAAGGTAAACATCTTCAACTCCAGAAGAGGTACGTGCTTACTTCCGGCTGAACCTGGTTCTTTGGCTTGATGCCAGAATATGAAAAGGAGAGGCAGCCTGTTATGGTAGCTAGTCGAAGTATCAGGCTGTCACTTTCTTTTATTGGGATTTTGTGCTAAAATACATAAAGGAGTGTATATGAAAGATTATGTACAAAAAAAATATCCAGAAGCATGGTTGGTTTGCAAACTAGAAGACGACGGAAGCCTTACTTTTGAAGACCATGATTATCGGCAAGGCGGCGTTATCTTGTCTAAAAAATGGAAGGCGTATGGAGAAAGTAATGAGGACGGAACGCCTATTGATTACGAGAAAGATGTTAAAGAGTTATTGAAAAGGTATGAAAAAGAAGAGCCGTCATATTATGATGATATTGTAAAGATGTTAAGAAAAAATGAAATCGTACTGTAACCTATGGGAAGAATTTATAAGCAAGGAGAACTTCGAGCTTGCATACAAGAACTCAATCAGGGGGAAGAGCCACCAAAGACAGGTAATTGAATTTAAGAAAAACAAGGATAAAAATCTTGAGAATGTCAGGAGTATGGTTGCAGAAGGAAGGTTTGTCACTTCCAAATACAGGCAGATGAGGATATTTGAGCCAAAAGAGAGGATTATCTATAAGCTGCCTTATTCTCCCGACAGGATTGTACAGCACGCAGTTATGAATATACTGAAGCCTATCCTGACAAGGCTTTTCATAAAGGACACTTACGCATGTATAGAAGGGCGTGGGCAGCACAAGGCGAGTATAAGGTGCAGTGAGTTTGTAAGAAGAAATAAATATTGCCTAAAATGTGATATACGGAAATTTTACCCTTCGATAAGCCATAACATCCTATCAGAGAAACTTCACAGAATAATAAGGGATAAAAAGTTTATGTCCGTTATTGACAATATAATATTCAGTTTTAACGGAGGGTACAACTGCCCTATAGGAAATTACTGCTCCCAATGGTTCGGAAACTACTACCTCTCATTCCTTGACAACTATGTAAAGCATGTTTTGAAGTGCAGGGATTATGAAAGGTTTTGTGATGATTTTATTTTGTTCAGTAACAGCAAATCGTACTTAAATGAATGCAAAAGGCGTATACGCAACTACCTCCATTATGAGCTTGAGCTGGAATTTTCAAAATGCGACTTGTTTTCGGTAAGGCAGGGAGTTGATTATTGCGGGTACAGGCATTTTGGGAAGTACGTCTTGCTAAGAAAATCTACGGCAAAGAGAATAAAAAGGCGCATAAGACATTTCAATAAAAGCAATGTTGATGCCACCCAGTCTGTCGCAAGCCTGCGCGGTTGGCTGAAGCATTGTTGCAGCTATAATTTTGTAAAAAGCTTGAATCTACAAGGAGAAAAGAAATGATAGAATACATAATAGGAGGGCTTACAGTGCTCTTCATGCTGATTTTCGCAATAGGCTCTCTGTTCGTTAAGGATGGAGAGGATTAATATGCTTTCAATAATAGTTTTGTTCTGCGACAAAGATATGTGGCACATACCGGGATTGGTGGAATACATAAAGGAAACCTGCAAGGGTGATTATGAGGTCGTCCTTGTGGACAACAGGAAGGAAAAGAATACCCCGCCGCCTGACACTGGCTGGCCAGTCTATGAGGCACCCGGAATAGGAACCTTTGAAGGCAGGAGGTTCGCACTGTCAAAGTGCAGGGGAAAATACGTCTGGTTTATAGACGCAGACGACAAGATGCTGGACTGGAGCGGTTTTATAAATCCAGAAGAGCAGGACGCGGACTTCATCTTCTTCAATGCTTCGGAGCTCAGGGACAAGAGGTGCGGCCCCGTCTATGACGACAACGTACCCACCGTCCTTATCCAGACAGGAAAGGAACTCCATAAGGACATAAGGCTTGAGGTAAGCCAGGAATCGTTCCGGCACATATACCTGCCGCTGTGGAACAAGTTCATAAGGCTTGACTTTGCAAGGAAGGTCTATGACATGGTTCCTGCCCTGCCCGCCGTTACAGACCATGAGGATTCCCTTATGAGCGCAATGCTTTTGAAACATGCAGAATATGTTTCTGACTGGACTGACAAGACCATATATATTTATGATTCAAGGAACAGCACGTCATCCGTAGGGATTACCCCAAACATAGAAAGATACAAAAGGCTTAACAGGGGGCAGCAGAAGCTCCTGGAGTTTGCCAGGGGACACTTCACTGATGCTGAATGGAAGAGGCTTGGTTTCGACCTGTATTTCTATGGTGACTATTATTGGAGGTTCAGGTTCCTGCCTTCCCTCCCTGACAAGATAGAGGCAATAAAATTCCTTGCGGAAGAGTTTTCTCACGAGAACCTGCTCGGCATAATGAAGTATGCGGAACAGTGCGACGAGTTCAAGTACCGCAGGCTTATGGAGAAGTATCTCATAAGGTACTGCCTGCCGAAAGTCAGGTACTAGGCAGTCCTGCTGAGGATTCCGAGTACGCGGCCCACAATCTCGAATCCGCATTTTTCGTATTCGTCAAGCCTGATTGTGTACGGAGGGTACCTTGTATTGTCGCAGGCAACGCCCGTCCCATGCGGCGACTGTGAAAGCCTTTTCACTGAAACCTGTCCGCCCAGCCTTACAGCATAAAGCCCGTCGGCCGTGACTGCTGATGACTCTGCGCATACGGCGAAAGAACCGTTCGGTATTGTCGGCTCCATGTAGTCACCCGTAACCCTTACGCATATTTTTGACCCCGACGCAGACTCCAGCCATCCGGGGGCGGGAATCCAGAGCGACGCCTTTTGGGGAGGGAACAGCTTGTCTGACAGGACGGGTACGAAAGTCCCGCTCCCAGACCCGCCGCCTCCTATGACCACCACCCTGCCGTCCCTGCCTTCAAGCAGGTATTCGATGGACGTGTCCAGAACCTTTGCTATGCGGAGTATCGTAAGGGAGTTCGGGTACGATGCCTGGTGCCTCCAGTCCGTGAATACGTTGGAGTTGAGGCCCGCCTGCCGGATGAACTCGTTCTTGGTCATGCTCTTGTCGTGCAGGAGCTTCTCTACGCGCTCGATGAACTCCTGCGGGAGCCTTTCCTTTTTCTGTTTCTGATTTGATTCCATAAGGACAATATAATGCAGCAAGAAACAAATTGCAATAATAAAGTTTTTACTTGACCTATACAAGATTTTCCATTATCCTATAATTAGTTATATCTTGACATATTTTGTTGTATTAAGGGGTTTTTTATTATGGAAAAAAGGGACTATAATATCATTTTGACCGTAAAGGACGTGGCGGAACTCTTCAAGGTTGAGGAGCAAACCATCTACCATTGGGCCAAAAACGGAACCCTGCCGTGCTTCAAGATAGGCAAGGCTATCCGCTTCAGAAGAGATGAGATTTTTGATATGCTTGACATTTAGGGGGTGCGGTATGGACAAATGGAGTGACAAGCCGGAAGACAGGACTGTGGATGCCATTACAAGGCGTTACGGTGTGTGCAGGAAGCGCACGGAGGCACTTTGCAAAAAGCACGGAGGGGATGATTTCTCAGAACCCTTGCCCGATGATGTCTACAGAAGGGTTTGTGATGATATAGAATACCTGATCATGCCGAAGAAACTAAAGGTCATGGGCGGAAAATAACGGAAAGCCGTGGGTTGGTTCCTGCGGCTTTTTTTTTGTGTAAAAACACAAGGTATTCACAAAGTTAAAATTGGATAAAATAATATAATTTCTTGACTTTATAAAGATTTATCTGGTACTATGTTAAAGTAATGCCACTCCTTAAAATAACAATTCCTTGGAAAACTGCCGGAAGCAGGAAGAAAATTCGTGAAAGCACAGTCCTTGACGGAACGTTCAACATAGAGAGTCCGTCAGGAAAGTCCGTATGGTTCAAGCGGGCCGGAAGCAGGTGGCTTTGTTATTGCGGGAGGGCAAGATTCTTTGACAGCATGACGGGCCTGCTTGAGTGGGCTGATTCTTTTCTGGAGTAGGTTTGTGAAACAGAAGAAGACTGAGAAGCTTTATAAGGAAATCGTAAAGAAAGAGATTGACAACGGCATGACCTGCGAGGAGGTCGTGAAGAAGTACCCGGTGTCGATGTACTACGCAAGGAAATGGTCTAATGACGTGTACCACAAGAAAGACCTGAACCATTATGTGCGCGACAGATACAAGTGGGTTGTGGACGAGTTCAGCATAAAACTTGCAGGCTTGCTTGCGGACGAGCTGCCCGTGTGCATTCAGGAAGACATAACCGACGAGACGTGGGAACAATGGGATAGGGTTATAAAGCAGAGCCTTTATGACTTCTCTAAGGAAATAATCAAGAAAAATTAATCATAGGAGATCTTTATGTCAAAGAACACAAACATGATTGTCGTGTCAGGCAACATCGTAAGGGACGTCGAGCTCAATGAGTCACAGACTTTAATCCGCTTCTGCATTGCGAACTCTGAATCCGTGAAGAAGGACGGCAAGTGGGAGGAATACACCAACTACTTCGACATCAAGGGATTCGGCGGGACTGTGAAGCTGGCACCCTACCTTATAAAAGGCACGAAGGTAATCATTACTGGGACACTCCACCAGGACAGGTGGGAGAAGGACGGCCAGAAGAACAGCCGCATTGTAATCAACTGTAGCAGCCTTGAGTTCGGAGGCAACGGAAAGAAGAAGGCTGAAAGCCAGGATGAAGAAGCTCCAGCCGGGAGTCAGCCCGAATCAGTGTCCGTCGATGACTTCCCTGAAGACGTGCCCTTCTAATTCTGATGATGAATACGCGCCGCTGAAGGTTCTCGTAAAAGCCTTCGGCGGCACAATAACTGACAGTCCGCGAGGTTTCAATGGGTTTTGATAAGAAAGAAGTAAGACGCTGCATTAGGCACACAAAGAACATTCCTGCCGCTATGGTCCTGTACATAGCAAGGAACGGATGTAACGGATTCAAGTGCAGGGGGTGTCCCGTTGGCACTGTCTGCGACCACAGGCCAGTCAACTCAAGGGACTATGCCGCCGCCCTGCTCCTTGAGATAAAGAAGAGGTACAGCCGCTGGGGAAGGATTAAGGCTTTCTTCAAGAGGATTAAGGAAAGGTTGTTCAGGAAGGCCAGTTCATGCCAGTAAGGGACGACAGCTGCTTTGCCCAGAGAACAACTTTCATTCTCAACAAGAAGTGCGACAGGCACTGCCCTTTCTGCGTTCAGAACGAGATGAAAGGCATGAAGGATTTGTCTGATGATGAGATTTTCTCAAACTTCAACAAATGTATTGACCATATCGAAGGGTTGGCCCGTATTCAGGTTCAGATAATGGGCGGAGAGCCTACCCTTTGGAGTGACGTTCTTGTATGGAAGATACAGCAAAGACTTAGGGATTATGACAGGTACCTTGTGTTCACCAACGGAAGCAACAAGGACTCCCTTTGGTACAAGGATGAAAAGGCCTACACCCTCTGGCACATAACTGACTGGGAGGATATAAGAGTCATTAAGTGCGCCGAAAGGGAGCACCCGAAGATTGTAGTCACACATGAGAACATAGACAGGCTGGAAGAGTTCCTCACCGTAAACATGAAGCTGAACCAAAGGACGGGGATAACAATTTCCCCCTGTGTTGAAGCCGGGAAGCTTGACGCTACGCCCGAAGACATAATCAGGATTGCAGAGTTGCAGGTGAAGACAGGCAGCCTGTACAAGAACATGGTCCTACTTGCCGACTGCATAAAGAAGGGAGGCCTTGACAGCTGGAGGAAATCCTGCCGCCAATTCGAGACGACATGGAACGTTGACTGCCAGACAATGACGGTAGAGCCATGCTGCGGCAACAACTACGAGAGGAAGCTTTACCCCCTTGAGGAGTTCACAGGTCAGAAACCGGAAGACTGCGGGAACTGTGTGTACGCTCTTTAGGTTGGCAAAAAAAAATAAATGCAGTTACTCTCCGAATAAACGGAGGTCTACTATGGCTAAAGAGATTAAGACAGAAGACAGGAAGTTCATAAAATACTGGCTGAAGCATACGGAGGCCCCTGTCACAAGGACGACACTGGGAACTGGTGCGGTGGAAGTGAGTGTCGGTGACATTACCGAGACTACATATTGGTATCACGAGAGTACAGACGAAATCCCGAACAGTTTTGTTGACGATATAATCACTACAGGGAAGGACTGCAAGGGCACCGTTGACGAAAAGTTCTGGACTCAGACAGATGAGGAAACCTACGCGGCTGAAACCCTCACTTCCATAAGGGAGGACGTGTGGCAGATTAACACCGACAAGGTGACTGACACAGAAGGGGTTCTTGACGTTGAGTACACGCATGAATACTCATGGAGCACCTACGACGGCACAAAGGACGTTGAGTACAGGGTTGCAGGAGTCTGCAAGGACTGCAAGTTCTACAAGCCGAACACCGAGATTCCAGAAGAAGAGCCAGAACCCGAACCAGAGCCTAGCCCAGACCCAGAGCCGGACAATGAACCAGACCCAGGTACAGACCCTAATGACCCAAGCTCTGACCCGTCAGACCCTAGCGGAGACCCAGACCCTACTTCCGATCCCGACCCTGAGCCGGAACCTACACCAACTCCAGAACCTGAACCGGAACCCAAGCCTGAAAAGAAGGGGGATGACTACTGGCTGCACCATCTGCCGCACAGATGCCATAGGCTTGACTGGCGCAAGGTTTGTATGGACGGCATGTGTACGAAGGTCAAGAAGGTTGACTATATAGACGGCAAGGAGACAAACTCCAGCTGCTTTGAGCGCAACTATTACGGTGAGTGCCCTGACTATGAGCCGTTTGAGGAAGATGAAAATACAGACCCTGTAGACCCAGGTACAGACCCTGTAGACCCGGACAATCCGAATACTGACCCGGTTGACCCTGACCCAAATACTGCCCCAAGCAATCCGTAGGAGCTGAAATGACAAAGAGACAGGTATTGGACTTGAAGGACGACCTTACAGACCTGAACAACAACCTCATTACGCTTGTGAATGGGGTTGAGTTTGATGACAGGAAGATGGTCAAGTCTTTGGAAAAGATAAGCAACGAGCTGAACAGCTTCATAGCAAAGCTTGAAGCTTTGTCTTGGGAGGATTAATGACGAGGAAGGAACTCGCTGCCCTTCTGGACACGAACTACGGCGACGGGATGGTGAGTGCTGCAGTACAGCAGGCAGCGAAGGAAATGCCGTCCATCGCCGAGAAGTTCACGCATAACCTCCATGTCCAGTCTTCCTTTACAAAGGAGGAAATCCTCTTCATCTGCACTTTCATAAGGCCGAAACTGAACCCTGTCCAGATAGCCCTTATTGAAGACAACTATATTGAGCATGACACCCACTTCATCAAGGAAAAGAGGAAAATCTACATACCTGGTACGGAAAAGTACCTTGAGAAGCTGAGGAAAAGCCCGAAGTTCCAAAGCTGTGCGAACTGCATATACCTTAAGGGGAAAAGCATCCGCTCGGGGACTACGAAGCTTGTCCCGTTCTGCTCATTCTACAACAGGTACATACACATGATTAAGATTGAGTTGAAGAACCGTACCAGGCAGGCGGATATATTCAAGGACAAGTGCCAGACTTACAGGCACGGCGAGGTGAAACTTTTTTACAGGAAGGGATATTGATGATAAGGATAATACTTTTTTTATGGCAATTGCCGCAGGACTTAATCGGATTTTTGATTGCAAGAATTGAGAGGGCTGTAAAAAGGACAGACTTCAAGACGGCCTATTATGCAACCAGCTTTCCCGGCCCGTTTATGAAGCGTTGTGCGGTCTCCCTCGGTGACTTCATCATAATAGATTCGTTCGTAGCCACCGAGCAGAACGTAAGGCACGAGAGGGGGCACCAGCTCCAGTCACGTATGCTTGGACCGCTGTATCTTCTGGTTATTGGCCTGCCGTCTTTGATTGGAAACCTTATGGACAGGACAGCCCATAAAAAATGGAGTTCCCAAAAAAGGGAACAGTGGTACTATTCACTTCCTTGGGAACACTGGGCAGACTCATTAGGGAAGGTCAGACGCTAAAGCTCAATCCTCTGGGTGATTATGTCCTTCAGTTCCTGAGAGTGGGTAATGAGTACGGTCTTGTCCGCACCTCCCTCCTCATGGACAGTCTCTATCATCTTCAGGTACTTTAGCTTTGAGTCATGGTCGAGTGCTCCGTCAGTCTCGTCAAGGAACCTCGTCCTGAAACCTGCCGACTGGGAGCGGCTCCTTATGATTGAGAAGGCATGGTAGAGGGCTTCCTTTATCCATGTCCCCTCGCCTCCTGAAACCCACTCCAAAGGCCTTGTGACGCTTGTTTCCGTGTTTTCAACTAATATGTCAAAAACTTCGATGTAAGCCCCCGTAGAGCCCTTCCTGAGCGTCTGGAAGGATATTTTGAACTTGTCTCCGTATGCTGATTCCAGTATGCGGTTCGTTATGTCTGCAACGTCAGGAGCGGCGGCTTCAAGCTCCAGTGCCTGTATGCCGTTTGCTCCGAAGGCCCGCTCAAGAAACTCCCATTCAGTCTGCTCGTGCACAAGGGTTTCCCTTTCTTCCTTTAGCTGCTCATTAGTTTCTTTTGCTTCTTTTAGCTGGGCAGCTTCCTGTGTTATCTTGCCTGACTCTACGAGCAGTTCCTGGAGTTCACCTTCGGCAGAGGTAAGGGAATCTTCTACGGACTTCATCTTTCCGGCAACGTCAGGGCCCAAACCTTCCTTCTGCTTCTTCAGCTGGGACAGCTCCTTTTCAAGCGTTGATGTCTTCTTGGTGTATACTGACAGGTATTCGTTCAGGGCATTTAAGTCCGTAGACTCGGCTTCCATCTTCAGGAGGGAGGCTTCGTCCGGGATTCCGAGTTCAGAGATTTCTTTTTCGTCCTTTTCGTTCTCTCTCTCCAGCCACTTGACCCCTCGGTTGGTGTCGGCCAATTCTTTGGCTATGAGGTCATGGGCTTCCTGTGCTGCAAGGAGCTTTGACTCTGCCTTTTCAAGAGCCTTGCGGTTCTTTACAGCCTGCTTTTCCAGTTCTGCAACCTTTTCGGCAGGGAGTTTCTGTCCACAGGTAGGGCACGTGTCTGCTATGTCAGTGACCAGGTTCCTCTTTGCCGTAACGTCCGCCTTCGCGTCCGCAAGATTCGTGTAGGCTTCCTTTTCCTTTGCTTCCAGGCTTCTTACCTCTTCCCTGTTGGCATCCAGGAGTGGCTGTCTTTCACTTATTCTATTGCGTATGGAATCTGCCTTTTCGAGAAGAGGCTTTATTTTTTCGTACTTGCCGAAGTTTTCCTTCTTACTTGTGTAGGTTGCAAGGAGCCCCTTTGTTTCAAGGAGCTGCGATTCCTTCTCGCGGATTTTACCGTCTATGTCAGTTCCTGAATCCGTTTTCTTCAGGCCGTCAAGCTCTGTATTGAGTTTTTTGATTTCATCCCGCAGGACCTTTATGCGCTTGTCAACTTCCTTTCCGTGAGCAAGAACTTCCTTTATCATTGCGTCGTAATCCGAATCGTCAATGAGGGTTTCCTTTTCCGTAATCTTGGCCTTGAGCTCCTTTGACTTCTCCCTTGAGGCGGCTGATATTTCAGAGGCCGATTCAGTTCCGAGCAGGGAGTTGAAGAAACTTTTCTTCTCACCTTTTGTCGCTGATGCAATGTCAGTTACGCTTCCTGTGTTTCCCTTTGTGTAGAATACGGTGCGCAGGAACAGTTCTATTGAACCGAATGTGTTGACCACCCATTCATTGTACTGGTCAACGTTACCGTCCAGTCCGTCAACAGGGTTGAGGTTGTCGGGGTCTTCCCCTGTGAAGGCAAACGCTTTTACCTTGCCGCTTTTGTTCTTGCCGTCAATGTCAATTCTTATGCGGTAGTATATCCCGCCTTCGTCAACGTAAAGGAGTTCCCTGTATGAGTCACGGAGGAAGAAGTGGTCCTGAAGTTTCCCTGTCCTTGTAAGCATACGCAGGTACGGCTGGCAGTTCTCGATAAGGGTTGACTTCCCGCGTCCGCACTGGCCAGCGAGCGCAACTACGCCAGGAACGAAGTTCCTCAAGTCCAGTGTGAACTCATCCCTTCCAGTCCCCTCCTTTATTCCTATGCTCCCCATGAGCTTTACCTCAAGAAGTGTGAAGGTGTGGTGGGGTGCAGCGTACTTAATGCTGAGACTGTCCTCTATCTCCTTGAGCTTGGAGTATACAGTGTCACTGACCTTGAGCTTGTTGACCTTTATATATTCGGAGAGTTTCTCTGCCTGTGTCTTTGCCCTGATTATTTCAGGAGCCCTTACATGGGCGGAGTCCTTTACGTCGTATACAACCTTGACTGATTTTACGGCATCGTTCTTTCTCAATGCGGCAGAAATCGTCTGATAGGGAATGTTTTTCTTCTGCTCTGCCGTGCAGGACAAAAGAAGCTTGATGTTCCTCTCTGTCTTGTCTGACATTTGTGATTCCGTCCAGTCGTCAAGGATCTCCTGATTTTCTGTTATGTCAACAGTGTAATTCCTGAATACCGGGAATCCAAGTTCTATTTCCTTTATGTTCATTCGGATAACTCCTTTAAGAATTGCACTGCTTCTTTATAAGTATCAAACTTTTCTTGTTTATAACAATATATAGCTCGTTCTTTACTTTCTTTAAAATCCACAGTATCATCAATCAAATCTCTTACTATTCCTTTTGCAAGGAATAAAGATTTTGACAATTCTTCAATTATCTCTTTTGCTTTGGTAAGATTGCTGAAAGTTCCAATTATTACATTGTTCATTTTTGTAACGGTCTCTTTCAGTTCTGCATTTTCTTTTGTTAAAACCTGTATGATACCTTTATTAAGTTCAGAGGTTGCGGCTTCAATGCCTGCATCAAACAAATCCCAAAACGGACTTAAACACATTCCTTTTTCTGTAACATACTGAGGAAAATTTTTCTTAAAAAGTTCTTCTTTTGTCATTTTCTTCCTCCACAATGCAATTTAACTTCACATTTCTGCGAATATATTTTCTCTTTTTCACTTTGGAATTTTTCTTGAAGTTAAGATAAAGGTAATGCGCATCCTCTCGAAAGCACTCAACACCTCTTACTTCTTCTTGTATTCCGTCTATCCTATGTTGAACTATTACTATCATTTTCTTATATCTCCAATTAAAATCTTCCAAAAGTTATTTTTCTTCCGCTCCACCTGTCTTTATTGTCATTCAAAATCTCATAGTAGGTATGAGTAGACCAATTAAACCGCATACCCAATTTCTTTATACATCTTTTTATTCTACAGTTCAATGCTGAATAAACCAGTTGATACTCAACACCAAAATAGGAAAGCACTTTAGTGTTACAGTAATACGCAAGTTTTTCAAAATCATCTTTATTCTTTGTGTCTTCATCCCATTGTCTTTTCTGGATGTCAAGAAATTTCATTTTCATTCTCCTTGTGTCGTGGGATAATCTAGCCATTCTGCTACGTTGCTTTGCTTACCACCATGTAAATCATAAAAGCACTTTTTTCTACTCCAATGGTCATATTTAAGTTCACATATTTTGACGAAACCATTTTTTAATTTAACAAAGTAAAAGTTCTCAATTTCTGGAAGGCTGTCTTGTGGTAAATCCCAATATTCAAAACAATAAGGTTCACTTTCAAAAACCTTGTGCCACTTTGGTTTACTTGCTTCAAGCCCTGCGAGAAAAGCTTCCTGTAGTTCTTCACCACGGAAAGAATTAGGGCTTTCATCTGTATTATTTTTCACCCACTCTTGTGCAAGTTCTTTATCTTCTAATGCTGCCATCCTATTAAGCCCCTATGTTGATTTGAAGTCTTTTCAATAGTCTTTTCTTTCATGTATCACCTCTTTTCAAACCATTTCATACCATCTTTTATCAAAGGATAAGCACCATATTCATTTTCAATTGTAAAGCATTTAAATGTGTGATCAAATTTTAAAGTTCCACTGTAAAATCCTTCAACAAATTGAAAATTTACTTCATCACCATCACAGCAAGGCATTCCATTTCTATCTTGAATGAATCCGCCCAAACATAAACGAGATTCCATCTGTGGAATTGATTCTAGAAACTCACAGATTTTATCTTCATGATCATTATAAGTATCTATCAGTTCATATTCTTTATCACTCAAACCACTAGGTTTGGAATATCTATTAGAGTGCTCTCTTATCAATTCATTAAGTATTCTTTTATTTTCTTCTGTCATTCTATTCTCCGTTTATTAAGCACCTATATTGATATAAGTCCACACACATACTACAGCTGTAAGGGCAATGCCCATAAGAATCAGCCACCAAGGGAAAAGTTTAAATTCGTCCTTATCTATGTCTCTCATGTCCACAAGTCTCCTTCTTCAGCCTTTATAGTCCTCGCTATCACTGACACCATGTTGAGCCCTGCCCTTTTGTCTGAGCAGGTAACTGACACCGGGAAGCGATACTGCTTTTTCTTTCCTTGATACAACAGGGAGTAATGTTTCCTCCCGAACTCTACTTGAAAGCCAAGCTTTGAAAGCACCTGGCAAGCTTTCTTGTTCATAATGAATCCTGAGTTCTTGAGTATAGGCTTGAGTTCAGCCTTTAATTCAGCTATAGTCATAAAAATCTCCTATAATGAAACTTCAATCCATCCTCCGCAATGTGTCTCCCCGAAGTTCTTCGGAGGCACTGAGCCGGAGTACCAGCACGGGGTTTTCAGCCCCTTCACTTTCATCCTTCCGTGTATGTGTCCGCAGGCTATGTAGTCAGCCTCCATACTGTCGAGTACGGAGAGCGGCATTACCGTTCCGCCGTCCCCTACTTCCACACCGTTCTGGTAGGTACACCCTTCTATCTCGCCGTGGAACATTACTATGTGATGCTTTTCCCCGTTATCCTTCTTTGAGCCTTCAGCTATATCCTTGTACCACTTCTGGATCTGGGAGTGTTTCTCCTCAATATCCTTTCCGCTGAAAAAGGACAGCCTTGGCTCAGGGATGACAGTCAGTTTTACATCGGGAAAAATAAGGTAGCTTCCGGCATCCTTGCAGTCATAGACTTTTACGTTGGGCATTATGGAGAAGCACTCAAGGGAGCCGTCCGCCTCATGCGTCGGGGTTCCGTATATCATGTAGCACTCCACAACCTCCTGCAAGTCAAAGAAAGCCCTGAGTATGCGGCTGAATCCGCTCTTCGCGGAGTTTGATATGATGAAGTCCCAGAAGTCTCCGGCAAAGAGGATGAAGGCCACCCCACCCTCAAGGCATCTTTCCTTGAGGGTGGTGAGTACCTTGAGGATTTCCTCAAGGCGTGATGGGGAAGCATGTAAGTCAGCTATGTGTATGAACGTCATTCAAGCTACCCCATAAGGTAATAATAATTGCCGTCAACTTTTATGAGTTGTCCCTTGACTTCGTAGTTGTACAGAAACGCCTTCAGTGAACTTGCGTCAAGTATCTCGTCCTCAATCATCACATGGAGCGTCTGCCCGAAGTCTATGCACTTTTCTTCGCTGTCAAAGATAAAGAGCAGTGGTATGTTGTCGTCGCTGTCACCAATCATCAGCAGGTACATCCCGTTGTTTATTGTGGCCTGTACAACAACAGTCGTCTCATGTCTTTTTCCTGGCTGGACAATCTTTGACGGCCATGACTTTATAACCTTTACAGGGTCACAGAAACAGACGATTCCAGACAACAAAATAACGATTAGTGCTATAAGCTTTTTCATTTGCGCCTCCTTGATAATGTTACGCAACGTCTCCAGCTTCCTGTAAGCCTTTCTTTTTTAATAAATTACGTATTTTATCAACCGTAATATCCATCTGTTCAAGAGTCTTGTCTGGCGAGTTAAACTCACATGTACATTCCCATTGGACTTTGCCCTTGCTTGTAAGAGAAAAATTAACTCTTACCCTTTCATTTGAAACTGTTGATTCCATCTTTTACACCTCCTGTGCTTTTATATTTTTATCTTGTAAAAGTTTATTCATTAAAGCTTTTGCAAGTTTTATATTCCTTTCTTGTTTTTCTTTTCGTTCGTATTTGCATTCTATTTGGAAAGATAAATTGCCTGATTCGTTGCTGGATAATCTTAATTTTGTAAAATTAGTTTTATATGTAAATTTTTGTAAAATCGAACCAATATTATTTATATCTGTATAGGGAATAGAAATCATTCGCAGATTATTGTCTTTTGCATAATTTTCTTTTAATAAATCATGGTATTGTTGTTTTTCTAAACTTTTTATTCCGTCGTGAAAAAATTTATTAACTTCATAATGTTGCTCCCCATTAAATTCGATAACAATTTTCTGGTTGGGAAGATAAAAATCGTAAGACAAATCTTTTTTATCTCGTAAGCCTTCAAATTTTTTTTGAGCAATAAATACAATATCCTTAGTTTCAAGCCATTTTCTTATAATTCTTTCACCGTGGCTTTCTTTTGCGCACTTTGGACAACCAGCTTTGCTATGGTAATGATCAACAGGAATTTGATTAAATATCCCATGTTTTTTGCAGATAATTTTTACGGGTGTTCTGCAAGATTTATAATCAACTAAAGAATAGTCATAAGTATCACCGTGAACTGCTTTTGATTTTTTTATAAACTGTTCAAGAGTTAAAGTTAACCGTTTGCTACGCATTTCTCTTTGGCATAATGGACACTCGGAACCTCGCAGATGTTCTCTTGCAATCTGTTTGAAATCTCCATGTTTTTTGCAAGTAATAACTACATTTGATTTGTTTGATTTATAAACAGTTTTTGAATAATCATATTTTTCTCCATGAACTTTCTTTGCGGCGTTTATGAATTCCTCGTTTGTGGGTTTATATTTTTTTGAACATTTGCTGCAACCTTTTCCGTCGAGATGACATCCGGGAATTTGCATGAAGTCGCCATGTATTGGGCAGGTAATGATTACTTTTGTTGAAATATTTTTATAAACAACTTTAGAATAATCGTATTTGTTATTGTGAACTATCTTGCAACGATCAATAAAGTTTTGCTGTGTCAATCTCTCAGGCATAATCAAACCTCCCTAAAAAAATAAATGGAAGAAGTACAATAACGAAAACTTGAGAACTGTTATTGTACTTCTTTCCCATCCTTAAGATGCTTTCTTGCCCTTGCAGGCTTCGATATATTTTTGGATTTTTTCCAAGTCATTGTCCTTGATGGCCTGTTCAGCCCCGGCCTTCATCTTTGGGCGGTCGTCAAGAGCACCGTCCTTAAGGAACTTCTGGAGGTCGATTATTGCCTGTGTGCCTCCTTCTACCTGTAGCGGTGTCCCGGCGGGGAGTGCCCATGCAGGGAGTGCGGGAGGGTCCCACTTGAAGTATTTCTTGTCCTTTGTCTGGCCAGTGTACTTTCCTTTTTTTCCGTCAGGAGCGATGACTGCCCATGATTCCTTGAGGTTATACAGATAGCGGCCCAGGCCAAAAAGGACTCCAGCCCTCTTTATAGCACCTGATATACCTCCCTTTACAGCTTCTATGTCCGAGGCATCACTGCCGTCCGTGCGGGAAATCCACTCAAATGACCCGTCCTCATGTTGGACTCTAATAGAGAGCGTACAGAGATAAGCCTCGCCTTCCTTACGGATTGAAGTTTGCCATCCGTCAGGGCCGCAGACTTCATCAAGCCTATCCTGCACAGCCCTTGAGGTGATGTAGGCCAATGCCTTTCCCCAGAACTTGCCGTCCTTTTCACCACAAGACTGCAACCTCCATTCGATGTCGTCGGCAGGGAACGGCTCCTTCAGTTTTGCCATGTCTTCTACTTTCATCTTACACCTCCATCTACAACAGTAGAAATTCTTTACTCTTCAAAGAAAAAACCAGACATGTTCTTTGTCTGTTCGTCTGGTTTTTCCTTTTCCTCTTTAAGCTTTTCCTTGACTTTATTGAATATTTTGTCCATCTCGCCTTTCGGGAGGAACATAGCCGCCAATAAGAACGGGAATGTGAGCATATCCTTACTGCTGTCCATGAGTTCCCTGAACTTCTCTTCTTCTCCGCCTGTCATTAAATTTCCGTCCTATATACCGGGCTGCCCCAATGACATCCCGGATTATTTCTACGAAAGTCTCCGCCACGAAGGTGACGGTCAGAGCCCCAAGGTATACAATCAAAAATGCTGCTGTAATCATTCATTACCCCTAATGGATGACCGCATGGTGTCAGAACAACTCCTTGTCCTTGGCTTGGTTTCTGGGCTTCTTGTTGCTCCTGATGAACTTCTCTATGTCGCTCAGCTTGTAGAGCACCCTTCTTCCCCATCTTACGCAAGGGATTGAGGGAGGAATTGATGAAACGGTCGGGCATTTGAGGTATTCCATAGTCTCCTCAGCCGTCATGTTTCTGTCGTTCATGTACCATGTAGTCAGGATTTCAATGTCGTTCAAGAGGTCCCTTACCGCATTTACGCGGTCAGAGATTTCCTTCTTGAAGTCCTCTTTTGTCGTGAAACTTAACTCTTCTGTATCTACCATGCTTATAGTATACAGAAGGTTTGTGAGATAGTCAAGAAAATACTTTATTAAATACAGATATTATTATATATTTTTTACTTTTTCTTTATGTTATTTCTTTCTCTTGAACATCTTGCCAAGTGAGTGCAGGGATATTGCAAGGCCGGCTGCGTCGATTCCTGTCTGAAGCTGCGGGAGGTATCTCTTTCCCGCTTTCTTAGCCACAGTATAGAACTTTGACTCGAAAGTGAGGTCGATAAAAATCAGTGTTCCGAACAGGATTGCCATTGCGGGAGCCATAAGAGGAAGGCCAATGAAGAAGCATGTTACGAACATTGAGCTTCCATCGGTTCCTTCTGTGCAGCAAATGCAAAGTATTGCAGACATCAGTAAGCACGTTACTACACAGCCTGTCAAAAGATGCCTGTTTAGGAACTCATCTTGAAGCATGTTAAACTCGAAGTCATACTGTCCTGATTCTACGTACAGGCGTTTGTCTACCTCAGCCTTGTGCTCCTCCACTTCGTCAGGAGTGCGAAGCTTGCCTTCGTTGAATTTCCACTCAAGCTCCTCAAGGTCGAACACCGTTGTCGGTTTCGCTTCGATTATTTCATCGTAGGCAGTTGCGAGCGCGAGGGCGTTTGAGTAGGTTGCGTACCCCTCATCCTCCGGGCGGGCCATGCCGCCCTTCTCCATGTCCTCAAGCTCACCCCACAGCTTCATGCTCAGACGGGATGCCTTACCTTTAAGGACTTCGAGACGGACTGTAAAGGCCGGGTCACTTGATATATCCTTGTTTTCTGTCGAAGAGACTTTCGGCATCTTTAGCCAGCCGACCCAGTTCTTTATGAATCTGTACACATACTGTGCAAGACAGCCTAATATTACTAGCCAGTATATCCATGCAAGTAGATACCCCATTGAACCGCCCAGAAACCTTCTGTGTATAAAGTTGGGGAAACCTATTGTTGAGACGCGCTCCCACATAGACCCGCCAATATCACGAATACCGTCAAGAACAATATCCAGAACTCCGTACATATCAAACCTCCTTTTTAACCGAATATATTTTTCTTCAGGCGTATGAGTTCAATCAACCCGAATACTGCCGGAACGAAAAGCCAACTCGTAATTATTTTCCAAACAACACTTTCCACAAGCCATTGAATAGATGTCCACATATCAGGAGTGAAGAGCGTGAACAATCCGAACCAAGGCCGCCTGTACCAGATTACGACAAGGACTATCATAACAGCCTTGAGTACAGGGTTAATGAACGGATTCCAGCTCCTTAGTTCCGTGGTAAACACCACCGGGGATGCTAAGTCCACGAGCACCGTAACCACCTCCAAATAAATAAAGACTGCCGCAACGATTGCAAGCAGTCCCATCGTAAAGTTTATCAAAGGCATAGGCTCCTCCTATTTCCCCCTTATTGTTTGTTACTGTTTAATACTGTTATTATATACTTATTTTAAGCACTCTGCAACTCCATTACGCACTTGTCGTCGTAATATTCGTCAGGCTTCCACACATACCGTGAGACATGTGCCTTCCCTGTATTTGCAAGGAGCGTCATCTCGTAGCCGTTCTCGAACCTTATGTAGAACGCCAAGTAAGGACGGTTGCCTACTTCGCAAAGGGTAATGAACTGTATGGTCTCGATGTGGTAGAACCTTTTGTTCCAGAAGAGCGCGGTCCACTTGCCCTTCTTTATATCGTGCTTGGCGTATTCGATTCCCCATTTGCAGTCGTCTTCATACCGCTTAAGGTCTGCTGCCTTGCGTTCTTCCTCAGTCATTCCGTCCCTGCCGGGAATGAATCCCTCTCCAACAGGATTCCTCATTCCCATCATAAAGAACAGTGAGTTCAGTGCTCCGCTAACCTGTTCCTCAGAAAGCTTTCCGTCCTTTTCCCTCAACATTTCAGCCTTTGTTCTCATTGATTTCCTCCCATGTAATATTCCAAGTCAAGCCTCAGCACGTCTGCACACTCATACTCACCGTTAAGCTCAAGCATGAGTATCTGTTTCCTAAGTTCCTCTGCCATGTCCATGATTTCCTCCTTATGATACCTTCTTTCCGCTTTCCCTTGCGCTTTCAAGCTGCGTGTCCACAAGTCCCCTCACGTCATCCACAAGGCCGTCCATATAGGGCTCGTTTATCCCGAAGTGTCTGCACAGTTCCTTCATCATAAACGAACGTTTCCCCATTATGGCGTTCACTATTATGTAGTTGGCGATGCTCTCCGCAAGGAGGGTGTCTGACCTTGCCATGCCGTCAGCATAGCCGTCATCATACCCCTTGCAGTACATGGCATTTTCAAACTTTCCGTCCAGCATTTCAGCCCTCCTCTGGTTCATACATTCTTCCGACAATTTCCCAGTCCTTTATAAGATAAACTCCGTTGTCTCCGTTGTCGCAGTCAAGGCGGTCAAGGATGTCGATTCCTACGCCTGTTCCCTTGATACCTCCGTCTCCGTCAATATTGTTGGCGATTATCTGGCACAGCCTTGCCCAGCCATAGTTGTCATACTCAGGTTTCCTTACGCCAGTTTCCTTTGCTTCCTTGAGGAACCTCTCGATGTCCTCCCTGTCTCCGTACCAGTGTACGTAGATTCCAATCTTGTTTCCTTTGAGTGTTCCGTCCTCATTGAGTGCGTCCGCCGTTGTGATTACTGCCCTGTTTCCCATAGTCTGTTCCTCCTTATGAACATATTTTTCTGAATGTTGCGTTGACTACTTCCCAGATGGCACACGGCACTGACTCGCAGCTCGTGTTGACCTCAAGGAAGTTTCTTTCCTTCCATTCGTCCGCAGTCCCCTTGTTGTAGACATAGGAGAGCACGACCTTTTCCTTCTTGTAGTCAATGTGGTCTATTCCCACACGGCTGTTCATCTTGCTTATAAGATTGTCCAGAGCCTCGATGTCTTCCTTACTGAACCTTTCCATTTCTTTCCTCCTATCCGAATATGTAGTCAAACGCCCTGTCACTGTCTGTCCAGCACCAGTCGTCTATCTGCTCATAACTCCACTTCTTTATCCTGTGCAGGTTCTCAAGTGCCTGCCTTGCAGCTTTCCTCTGCTCTGGAGTGGCTTCCATTCCGTCAAACAGATTCTCAACAACCTCGTCAATGTCCATTCTCCTTTCCTTCCTTTATTCCTCTTCATCAAATCCAAGCCACCGTTCAACATCGTCGGTATCAACAAGGCAATGCGGTGTGTAAGTTATGCCTGCCGTGTAATCGTAAGCATACCATTCGCTATCTGAGGAGCTGTCATAAATAGCGTTCAAGATATGCAAAGCCCATCTAAGGTTATCCTCTTCAAGAAGCGAGATAGCTCTTTCTTTCAGAGTGTTGAAGTCTGTTAGCTCGTATGGACTTTCCTGCTCTTCAAGAATTGATATTGCTTCACTGAATCCTTTTTCTTCAACAAGTTCTTCAAAATGTTTTCTTGTCATAATTAATTCTCCTTCTAAATGTTAAGCTCAAAAGCCCACTGTTCCATGAGTGCAGCGTCATCGCAATCTATGCAGTCTCCGATTTCAGCGTCCAGTTTTTCAGTAATTTCTTCTTTTGTTTCTTCTGTATTATCCATTAGGCCGCCTCCTCTATTACTATCAGCATTTGACCTTCTGCATTGAACCTGTCACATTCAGGATGTTCCTTAAGGAAATCCTCAATGGCCTCCTCTGGACAATCCGAGTTTTCAATGTCCACACCCTTCTCAAGAGCATAGTCGGTGACGTATGCCCTTGCGTTGTCCTTAACCTTAAGGTTAGGAAAGAAGTATGCTGTATCTTCTGTCATTGCATCCCTGTAGATTTCGTCCCATGTAAGGACATCTGGAGTTCTTGGCTCATCAAACTCGCTCTGCGGAATATAGCTGTCTGTACAATGGTCTACGAGAAGCTCTCCTTTTTCCATGAACATCTTTGCATCTTCTGCTGTCAAATCACCTTCGTAGTTGTATTTGTCCTTGAGCCTTTCAAACTCTTCGTCGGTTACGTTCATTTCCATACCGATTCTTGCGAACACTCTTTTCATTTATTCCTCCTTACCTTGGTTCTTTATTCTCTGGATTGCTTCCCAGTCAGACTGGAGCATTTCTCCGTCAACGTATATTGCGATGTAGGAATGCCACTTTCCTGTGGCATCCTTGAACTTCACCCTCTTGGCAAAAGTCATTCTTCGACCTCCTCGATCTCTTCCTTGCCCTCTACGTAAGAGGAGCCACAGTCAGGGCATGGTGCCCATCTCCTTGCGCTCCACTCCCTCCCGCAGTCAAAGCAGTAGCAGCGGTACCATTTGACCTGCTTCATTGTTAGTCCTCCTCATATTTGATAAGAAACCTTGTAACTGTGGGAATCTCCATAGCTATCTGGTAGTGGATTTCACAGGCTATCTCACCTGTAATCTCTTCCCAGTCAATGTCATAATGTGTTCTTATGGTTATGGTGGAGATATTTTCCATGCCACCGTAATAACCTATGGCAAGGAGCAGGCTTTCATTGTCAAAAGGAGTTGTGATTGTTGACACTCCGTAACGACCTGTAGCATTGTTCCAGTCTGATTTCTCATCTGTTACGGACTCAGGAACGTCTTCGACCATAAAATCAAGGATGTGAACCCTCTCGTTTTCGACCCCATTCTCACAAAGCTTCTTCAACTTTCTAACGATAACTTCTGCAATCTCTCTTTCTGTTCGTTTGATTTCAATCATGCGCCTACTCCTCCACTATTGTTATCTCAGCTTTCCATTCAGCTTGGTTTACGTCTGGGTGTTCAAGCTGATACCTTGACTTCATTTCCATTGCATAGATGGTGGCATTGCCACATCTTGCCCTCGACCATGAGCGGTGAATCCTGTACCCGCCCTCTCTTCCGTTACTTGCAAAATCATCCATGACTTCCTTCAAGTTGTCATAAGGCTTTGTTGTGTCAACCTCAATCTGCTCCCATCCGCTTACAGGTTCCTTTAACCATGCGTTTGCAACCATCATGCTCATTCTTAATTCCTCCTATACGTCATACGGATTGGAGATATAACACTGTACCTCCATGTCACAGAAATGATCGACTCCACGTTCATTGAAGTATCTCTCAGAAGTGTCGTCCTCATTCAAGATAATCATCTTGTAGCCATAACCTTCTTCATCTGTTTCATTAAGTCTGTGCATGACTTCTTCCACAGCCTTAACCTCATCGAAATCTGGGTACCACTTTACCCAGTCAAGCTTTATCACACGGCTATTGTCCGTACCACTTACTTTGTACTTGAGTTCATGCTTGTCAAGAGTGTCCTTAAACATTCCAAACGCATTTTGTTCTGCCGTAATCTGCACCTGTGAATAAAATCCCATTTAGTCCTCCTTGCCGAACATCTGTTCGATATAGTCCTTGTACCGTTTCTCTACATATTCCCTGCTGAAGATTGCAACGAAATTGTCCTCTTCACTCTCGAACACGAAGTAATCCTTGAGGTAAAGTTCCTTGTTGCCGGGGTCGCTTACACTGATGTCCATCTTGCTCTCGTCAAAGTACGCCAGAAGCTTGTCAATGTCTTCCTGGGATTTTGGACTGAACCTGTACGTGTTGTCGTTGTCCGTACAGTAGAGGGAGTTTGCAATCTCAAAGAAGTCCGTGAGTTGACATTCCTTGAGGGCCTTGCACTCCGCCTTGAACTTGTCCCTCTTTTGATCCCACTCGTACTGTTCACATTCCCATTCAGACTTAAACCTTGTTCCGTCATCTGCCATGTAGCCGTCAGTGACGATAACCTTTCTTGTCTCTTCATGTGTGATTTCTTTCATTCGTTTACCTCTTTACGCTCTTATTAGTGGCAGGTTGTTTTCATAAGCGAAACCTGTCCTTACAGGCTCCCACTTATATCCTTCATTCAGAGAGAGTATCTCGTTGAGTTTGTCCACTTCATAATCTCTAAGATGCCATATATCTTGATGACTTTCGTCTACACAAGACACCTTCATGCAAAGCTTTGCTGTGTTGCGTTTGTTTCTGAAAAGTATTTCCATAGTCAAGCCTCCTAGTACAAATCGTTCTCTGAATAGTCCTGTAAGTTCAGGACCCAAACACCGTCTTTCTTTTCAAACCTTGATTCAAAAGTGTGTCCATATTTTGTCATCGCCTCATTCTTTGTTATGAACCTCGATTTCGCACCCTTCCAGGCAAATCCATATCTGTATGTACAAGGATAACCTTTCTTGATCCAATCTTCTTCTGAGATAAAATCTTTGGGATCTCCTTTTGTCCATATTTTCTTCTTGGTGTTGTAAGACTGAAAAGCGTCTTTGTACTTTTTTCGTAGTTCTAAAATTTGTTCTTTTGTGAAACTTTTAGACAACCAATCCTTTTCAAAATTCCAAAAGATGCCTTTTAGCTCTCTACGGAGCTCCTCTGCGCTTGTGCTTTTCAGCGGGTAAAGATACTCATATCCTGTCTGATTGGTTTTACCGATAAGTGCAATTCCAATTCCTTTGACTCCAGTAGACCAGTTGCCGAAGTTTACATTGTTTGTGGAATTGTATGCACAAACTCCATAGAAAAGCGTAGGCACAGTATTAAGTGAGCCATCAGGCTTATTTGGTTTTCCGCAGTAAAAATAGTGTTTTCCGTCAGATTCTGTAAAACCTTTGGAATTAATGCGAACTGCAAAGTCAACGGCTGATTTTCTCTTTGTTTCCATTGATTTTATCAAAGATGTAATTGTAGATAGTGTTACTTTATTTGTCATAAGTTTATTCTCCTTGCTTAATGCTGTGTAATCAACTTTGATTGATGATATTCCCGCTGTGATTGTCCACAACGGGAATCAAACCTAAAGTTCAACAGGAAGCTTTCCGAACAGCTGCAAGGCCGTAACCATATCCCTTGCCTGTATAAGACTGTCCGCTCCATCTTCTGGGAACAGGTCGTTCGCAGTGTCGTGCATGTCGGCGATTGTCCGTGCAAGCTTCATAATGTTGTCCAGTGCCCTTACAGACAGGTCGCGGGCCAGCTCCTCTTTGTCAAGGAGTTCCCTTGCTCCGTCCGACATCTTGCAGTATTTGAGGACGTCCATTGACTCAATATCTTGGTTCAGCTTTCCCTGTCTCTTGTACTGCCGTTCCCATGCGATTCTTATCATGCGGCGCAGGGCTTCAAGACTCCACTTGGAGACTTCCATGCCGTTCTGTGTGCTCATGTTGAACCTTACCGAAATCCTGTCAAGGAGCGGGCCGCCAAACTTCTTCCAGTATTGGTCGATTGACCTTGCAGAGCAAAGGCACATCCTGTCCTTCACTCCATAGTTCCCGCAAGGACAAGGATTTGCTGCCATCACAAGCTGGAAGTTTGCAGGGAATGCCGTGCTCCTTCCTGCCCTGCTCAGCGTTATCCGTCCAGACTCGACCGGAACACGCAACATCTGCAAGACACTGGAGCGGAACTCTGCGGCTTCGTCCAAAAACAAAACCCCGTTGTGGGCAAGGGTTATCTCGCCTGGTTTTAAGCTTGCACCGCCTCCGCACATACTTTCAATCGTTGCAGTCTGATGAGGCATACGGAAAGGCCTTGTATGGTTTACAACACAGTCCATTCCGCTCAAGCCTGCCAGTGAGTAGATTCTGTTGACTGTCGGAATCTCATCCTTTGTGAGCTTGGGTAGAAGCTCCGGCATGTGTTGCAATGCCATCGTCTTTCCGCAACCAGGTGCGCCATAGGCAAGAATATTGTGACGACCAGCGACAGCAACCGCCATAGCATATTTCAAGCCGTCAAGACCTTCGATTGTGTCAAGGTTGTCCTCGGGAATACTTGCAAACTCAATGCCAGAATCATGGCTTTCACTGTGCTCGGTGAATCCTTCAAGGGAAAGGAGACGTTCAAATGCCTCCTTGAGTGTCCCTATCCTTGCAACCTTTATCCCTTCCGGGTAATCAGCGTTCATGGAGTAAGGCACGATTGCATACTTGATGCCGTTCTCAACTGCCGTCTGCAATGCGGCTGATATTCCCCTTACGGGTTGTGCTGTTCCGTCCTGACACAGACCGCCCATTACAAGAACTTTTTCCGAGACGGGGCCGTTTTTTTCTGCAAGGATTGCAAGGGCAATCGCAAGGTCAACCCCATCACCTTCTTTTTTCAAGTCAGCAGGTGAAAGGCCTATAAGAACCCTCTCTACGGGGAACTCAAAACCGCTGTTTGCTATTGCAGACATGACCCTCTCCCTGCTCCCTGCAACGCAGCCGTCTGCAAGACCTACAATGTCAACTGCCGGAATCCCACTCCGCAAGTCAACTTCAACGTTTATCAAAGAACCATCATACCCAAACGGGCTAAATGAATAGATTGCCATAATTATTTCTCCTCCTCCATTGGCTTAATCTCTATATGCTCTGCGACAACAACAACCTTTGAGTATTCCTTGTCGTCAGCATCCTTCCAACGCTTCTGCTTAAGGCGGCCAACTATACGGATTCCCTGTCCTACTTTTGCGGTACTGGCAAACTTTCCAATGTTTCCCCATGCCTCAACGTCAAAGAATGACTTCTCCTCTTCGAGCTTGCCGTCCGCCGTTTTATACATACGGCTTGTTGACATTGTGAATGTTGTAACGGCAACCAATGGGTTCACATCAATGTGCTCAACGTTTCCTTCCAGGATGAGTTGATTCAACATATTCATAAAATACCTCCAATAAAAAAGACCGCCATAATCAGCGGTCTAAATGATTCCGTTTTCCCTAAACTCACGGGTAAGTCCGTAGCGTTTAGCCAACTTTGTAAAATGGGCTGAAAACTCAGCCATTTCCGACCAATAGTAGTTGTGGTTTGAGAAGTCAGCCTGCCATTCAAAGGCTTCGT